CCCTGCAGCAGGCGCGCAACCGCCGCAACCTGGCAGAGCACCCGGCCGAGACGCCGATACTCAACACCGTCGGTGCTGTCGCCACCGCGCCGCTCACCGCGCTGCGCGGCCTCGGCATTGGCTCGCTGCTCGGCAACGTCGGGATCGACACCGCGGCCTCGGCAGTCCGTGGCGCCAGCCAGGCGCCGGATCTTCGCGATACCGGCGCGGTCGCCAAGGGCGCCGAGCAAGATGCCGGCATGACGCTGCCGTTCTCGTTAGCCGCCAACACGCTGGTCCGCAGCTTGGGTCCATATACGCAGGCAATTCCGGCGATCGCCCGCGCCGCCGAGGCGCTCGGCATCAAGCTGCCGTTCTTCGCCCAGGCCGAGAGCCCAGCCGTGCAGCAAGCCGGCCGGATCTATGCCCAGCACAATCTCAGCTCACCGCTCAACAAGGCCTGGACCGGCGCCAACACCGCCACCGAAACCAAAGCAGCCGACCTTGCCAACCGCGCCGCCGGGTCAACCGAAGTCGGATTAGCGCCCTATGCGGCCGGGTCGACCGTGAACCCGGCGCTACAAGGCTCGATCGATGCGGCCCAGGCCGAAAAGGGCCGGCTCAGCGATCAGATCACCAACCTACTCCCGCAATCGTCGGGGCCATCTGGGCAGGCGCCGCGCTTTGACTTCCCGGGTATGCGGAGCACGACAGACGCAATGGTCCGCGAGCGGGTCGGCATGGGTAAGAGCCCAACCCAGGCCGAAGCTGGCCTTGGTGATCAACTCAGGTTCAGCAATCGGCCGCCTCCGACCGCACAGACGCAGGGGCCGTGGGGTCAAGCCGGCGGCTCAACCTGGCAGGAATCAGCGCACCACGCCACCGACCTGGGCCAACGCCTGGGGCAGTCGCCAATCCTGCCGCGCGAGGTCGACGACGCCCGCCTCGGCACAATCTACGCAGCACTGCGCGGCGACCAGCGCAGCATCATGCAGCAGCAGGGTTCGCCTGGCGCGCTGTCGGCATTCGACGCCAACGTGGCGCAGCAGAAGGCGATATCCGACGGCCAGCGGGCGCTCGGCGATGTCATGAAGGATCGCCCCGAGGCGGTGATCAACCTGGTTCACAACGCGGCCACGACCAAAGGCTCCGGTACCGACATCAACGCGCTCAATGCCGTGATCGGCGGCCTGGGCGCGGCCGAACGTCGTGTGTTAGGCGGCGGCGTGCTCGGCAAGATCGTCAACGATTCCGGCGGGTCACCGGCGAAGATCGCCAGCGCACTGGACGCCATGCCGGACAGCGCACGCGCCATACTATTCCCGCCTGGCACCAGACTGGGCAGCGACGTCGACAACCTGCTCACGGTGTCGCGCCAGGTCGGCAACGTGAATAGTCTGCAGGCCGTCGGCTCGCACGCGACAGTGCCGAAGATGGACATCAAGGGGTATGGCGGCCTCGGCAGCGCCACCGCGGCCACCGCCGGACTGGGTTGGCTGCTCGGAATGCCGAAGACCTTCGGCGCCATCGCCGGCGCCGGCGCCGGCGCGTCCGAATTATACAAGCGCACCGCACTGCCATACCTGATGCAGCACGGTCTGTCGCCGCAGACGTCGGAAGCCATCGCTGCCGCAACCCGCGGCGGGGCGCGTGCAGTGCCGCAAATATTCGACGCCACGCCATTCGGAAGGCAGCGGTGACATGGCCTACATGGATGAAATGGCGCTGGAGCGGGAGAAGTCCCGGCAGGCCATGATCGCCGGCAAGACGCCGATGTTTGGCGCCGATACCACGGCGGCCATGCACCAGCTCGGCATCAGCCTGGGTGTGATCCCGCCAGGCACGCCGCCGAGCCAGACCACCCAGGTGCTGGAGGGGCTGCTCAAGGGTGGCGGACTGGGCAAGATCAAGGTCGACGAGGCCACCCCACTCCAGGTGCCGACCCTGGCCGGCCGGATGACGGCGTCGCTGGCGCCGCACGGCCAGGCCGACGACGGCACCGGCGCCACGCTCGGTGCCATATTCAAGGGCGCCTCGGACAGTGCACTGCAACAGATGCTCCGCAACCAGCAGCGGCAGCAGGGACCAACGGCACCCGCCGGACCGGGGCCGGTGCAGGGGCCATACCGACCTGGGCCAGGCGCTAACCGGGCCAGGTTGAATGCACCGATGGCGCCGTCAGCCGCGGGCCCCGGTTACCAGGCCGACCTGGCCTACCTGCAAGAACGCGGCGGCCACCACAGCGTGCTGAAGGACGGCAAGATCGTTGACGCGCCGCTGACCCAGGCCGGCGGCTACAAGCAGATCGACCCCGAGCTCGCCGCCAGACTGCGCGCCGCCGGCGAGGCCTATGAGAAACAGAACCCAGGACAGAAGGCCCAATACGGCGAGTTCTCTCGCGGCGAAGACGTCCAGAAGATCTACCGCGACAGGTACGAAGCCGGCACCGGCGGCATCGCCGCCAGGCCGGGTGGCTCCCAACACCAGCACGGCGGCGCCGGCGACCTGCCGGATAGCGGTTTCAGGAAGTGGCTGTACGCCGGCAACCAGGACCAATTCGGACTCCACTTCCCGGTCAAAGGCGACGCCCCGCACGTCCAAGCCAACCCGGCTTACAAAGGGCAACCATTCTCTCAGCCAGCCCCGGCAGCGGGTGCGACACCGGCAGCGGGCGCGGCACCAGCCGGAGGCAATGCCGCTGGCGTGCCGCCGGAGCTATCGGCCTGGGTCGCCAAGAAAGAGAACTTCACCGACAAAGCCTTCGCCGATTACGGCGGTACCAACATCGGCTACGGCACGGCCGCCAACGGCCGCACCAGCATCGACGAGCCGACCGCCCGCGCGGAAATGAATGCCGAGCTGAGCAAGCACCTGGCGACGATCGACGCGCTCAACCCGAACACCCCACCAGCAATCCGAAACTCCCTGGCTTCGCTCGGCTTCAACACCGGCGGCGCGGCCCTCAAAGGCACCGGCCTGGCCGCCGCGGTGAAGGCCGGCGATTGGGCCAAGGCCAAAGAGATCTTCATGCAGTATGACAAAGTCACCGACAGCGCCGGCAACAAAAAGCCGCTGCACGGCCTGACCATCCGCCGCGGCCAGGAGGCGCAAGCCTTCGACAATCCGAACTTCTACAAAGACCCCAAGGCTGGGACGACGGCGGCACAGGATTGGGGTGGCAAGCAACATCCGGCGGCGCAACCCACAGCTCCTGCACAGGCTACTCCACAGGCTGCGGTACAGCCTGCGGCACCGGCGGCACCGGCTACGGAGCCCGCCAAGGCCGATGCCACGGTTGCTCCACAGGCTTCTCCACAGCTCGGTCCGTCTGGAGAAGAACCATTGCTGCCGGAAACGCCGGCGGATACACCAGCAACACCTGCGACACCGCCGGCCGCGCCGGCACCAGCTCCCGTGGCCGCGTCCCCAACCGCAGCACCGGCAGCGGCGGCGCCGGTTCCGCCCCCCGTGGCAGCTCCCCCTGTTGCAGAAGCGGTAAAACCGGCGCCGCCAGCGCCGCCGCCGGCGCCCGCGCCACCGCCGAAACCTGCGGCGCCCGCGGTCAACCCAGCCCATGCCATCCTCGACACCAAGATTGGCGACCTGGTGAAGCGCGGCGGTACGCCGGCGCAGGCCGCGCAGGTGCCGGGCTGGATCGCCAATAAAACCCTGCGCGAGGGAATGAACATGCCCATAGTCGGCGGCCAGATCGCCGCCGGGGTGGAGCCGTACTTCGGCAAGATGGGCATCACCAAGCAGCAGTTTGACCAGGCCGTGAAGGAAGGTCCACCGAAGGCGGCGACGCTCGGCAAACGCAGTGACCTCGGTACCTCGGACGCCACCGATTTCAGCGCCGCGCGCCGTCGGCCGGTGGACCCCAATGCAGCAACCCTGGATCCACTCCAACAGAAGCCGGTACAGAACGCCGACGGCTCAATCTCGACCGTGCGGACGATTGGCATCGAGGACCAAGGCAAGGAGGTTAACATCCCGACCGTGCCGCCCGAGGGTGGGAAGATCATGTCGAATGCCGAGGCCGAGCAACGCTACCGCGACACCGGCAAGCACCTCGGCAAGTTCGATTCGGTCGAGGCGGCCGGCGCCGCCGCGGAGAAGCTGCACCAGGACGAGGCGTCACGGATCTCCGAGCAACCGCAGGGTCAGCAGCCGGCGATGACGCCGGAGATTGCCAAGGCCCTGACCGACGCTTTCAAGGATCAGGACCGGGTAGCGCCGAATGCACCACCAACGTCGACACCGGCGGATGCGTTGCCGGTGCTGCCGGCGCAGCCCGCCGGACCCGCATCCGGTGGCGGGCTGTCGCTGGCACCCGCCGGTTTGAGCTCGATCCCGACCGGGGCGCTGCCGACCGGCGCACCGGGTAGCCAGGGCGGCGGCATCGCCATGGCCGGCATGCTGCCGCCGATCGAGAACAGCACCTACTCGACGCCGCTGCTCGACACCGCGGCAGCGAACCGTTCAAGCTTCGGCGCGCCCGGCCTGTCACCGATACCGATGCAGACGCTGGGTGGCTGGGGCTGGGGTGGCGGCGGCAACATCGGTGCCGGGCTGGACTGGGGCGGTGGCTTCGACTTCGGCAGCGGCTCGAGTTCTATGCCGATTATTGGCGGAGGCGGCTGGTAGCCTAAAATTTTTTTAGGATTTTCAACCTGGCCCCGTCACGTCACCACGATCGCCTTGTGAATGATGTCAACGATCGCCGGCGGGCAGTCGGGCGTATTCTCAATCTCGGATAACGCATTCAGCAAGCGGACGATGACAACGCGCTTGGCGCTGCTCTCGGCCTTGGCCTGGAGCACCTCATCCTTCAGCGCCATCATCTGCTCGATCGCATGCGCGTAGCTGTTCGGCTTGTCGTCCCAGGTGCTCATTTAAACCGCTCTTCGCGAGACTCCCAATCGTCATCCGGCGCGTCATCCGGCGCGTCATCCGACGCGTCGTCGACCAGCTCGAAGTTGTCCTCGAAGTACTGCTTCGCCAGCAGCCACTGATCGGCATGGTTCTTCGGGTTGCGCGCGATCATGTCACCGGCCTTCGGTGAGCCGGCCTTCTTGTCCTCCTCAGAAATACTAACTTTTATCATGCTCTCGCCGGGGCGGAACTCACCCGGTTGATAGGGCCGAAGCTCCGCAATCTGCTTGCGACGGTATTGCTTAAAGCCAGTCATGCTTGCCTCTCCTATGTAACGTCGGCGCGATTGGTTTCATTCGACTTCATCGGGCTTAAGCTTTAGCCGCACCATCAGCCTCAGCAGCTTGGCGACCGGCTCCGGTACGGGGTATTCCCCTAGCGCCCAGCCCTGCGAGGTCCGCCGTCCAACCCCCAGCCAGTCCCCGGCCCTCTCTTGCGAGAGGCCGAGGCGGTCTATGGCGGTCTTGTATTGAGCGGGGGTCACGCCGCATCCCTTTCGAGGAACTCGGCAAGGCGCTGCACCGCTTCCTTCTTTGTCCTGTACGGGCCAGCGTATGTTCCGCCGCTCTTCACGTAGTAGATGTTCCAAAGACCGTTGTACCAATCCTTGCGAACTTCGACTTCCAGACCGCAGATCGTCGGGGTTGCTTTGGTCATTTGCTTGCTCCGTTGTTGGTATGTCCAACATACGCTAATTCTGCGTATACGCAAGTCCCGCGTAATCACTTAATATTACAGCCTAATCCGGTTCCCGGTCCATCTAACCCTTGATTTCTCTGGGCTATCGCCACGGTTGACGTTCTCGCTATAGGTCACAATTTCTAAATGGTCGGGGTTTACGCATGCCGGATTCCGGCAGATGTGGTCCAAGCATAGCCCATCAGGTATCGGCCCGCGCTCTATGCTGTAGACGACCCGGTGGGCGTTCTGGACCTTGTTCTTGCCGTTCACGGGGAAACGGGCGGTCCCGTATCCACTTGCACTATGCGCCCCAGACCATAGCCAGCAGCCAGTATTCGGCTCTGGGTGGATGCGCGAATAAATTCGGTCAATATATTTCTGCATCGTCGTTCCTCCTGCAACCAATCCCGCCGCCCGTAGTGACGCCAAGTTAAGGCGCTCGGCCAATGTACCCGCCGCACTCCCCAGGTGCGGCGACCTCAACCCGATAGTTCAGCGGGCCGACGCGCCAGAGAATCCATTTCGATCCGTAGTTCTGGTGTGCCCACGCGAACCAAGCCATGCCGTCGCTCGGCCAGCGCCAGTAAAAAACTCGTTCCGGTCGTCTCGCCATCGGTTGTCTCCTATTGACGCCAAGTATGTGGGGCACCTTTCTGGGTCGTTTAAGATTGGCTCTGCCGAACGGGCCAATCCCCCACTTGCTTGCGATCAATGCGGGCTAGGCGACCGCCAGCCGCGCCTTGTGCTTCTCAACCACCTTGGCCAGTTTCTCGACAACGCGCCGATCTAGCTTATCGCCCTCGATGCCGAAGCACTTGGCGAGTAGTTCGAGATAGACCCGAATATCGGCAATCTCGTCCTTCACTTCCTCGGACAGGTCGGCACCGTCGCGCCAACGTTTCTTAATCATGTTGGCAAGCTCGCCAGCCTCACCGCATAGCGCGAGCGCAAGGAACCGTTCGTCGCTGTTCGAGTAGGCCGGGAATAGATGGCCGGTCATCTTTTCGTGCAGGGCATAAAGGTCCATTTCCGTCTCTCCTGTTGCGACTAGGTGCTTGTGTTTCCAACAAATTTAGACGTGCTTGCTCACCATTAACGGTCAGGGCTTTCGCCATAGCCGTGTGAACTTTGTTCAGACAGCGCCGCGTAAAACCCCCGCCACCACTCCAAATTCATCGCCTGTTCGACCGCGACTAGAACCCTGTCATCGTACCCTTGACCGGCAGGGATACGCGCGAGCAACTGACGGGCGTCAACTCGTGGGATGGCCTCAAGCTGTTCTTTCGTCATTGGCGTCCTCATAGAGTGGCGGTCAGTGGTCGAGACGTGGATTGGCCGCCCTTAGTCTCGCAAGCCCACTCTCAAACTGCTTCATCACCTGTTCGACAGCGGTGCTGGTTCGGCCTTCTTTGAAGTCTTTGATCCTGTCGTTCAGGATCAATGCTTCGGCGTGGTCGCCAATGGCCGCAGCTTGGTCGCGCTGGCGGCGAAGATCAGCCAGAATAAGGTCGCGGTCTGATTTCTCGGTATCCATTTTAAGCCTCCAACCTGATTTTGTGACACTGAGGGCGCATCAATCGAACCTAAGCGATTGCCGAGCGCACTCCCCGCAATTAAAAGGGCCGCAACATCCGTGCTTGGAGTTGCGGCCCCGTTCACCTGATCGACCAAGCAATGATCAGGCTACACTACGCCGACGCCGCTGACGCAACGCAACCAAACCACACAACGCAGCTACTAAGCCTGGCAATCCGGCGCCGGCGATCGGCAACGGCACTGCTGTCGCAGTCGGGTTGATGGTGTTGCCGCTGCCCGTCTCAAACAGTGCGCCCGAGTTGGCGGTAGCGACAGTACCGTCAAGGAAGCCGACGATGTACATACCCTGCGCGCCACGGTTCAAACTGAACGTCGGCGTGAAGGGGCCGTTCGGGCCGCTGAGAGTCTGTACGCCAAGATCAACTTGCAGCACATAGAACCCGGTCGCCGTCGGCAAGAAAACCTGCGACGCCGGCAGATAGGCGTCGATTGGGTTCGATGGACTGGCGGTCAGTCCGAGATAGGTGTCGAGGAAGCCCGACGTCCACGCGGTGGAAGAAAACAGCGAGAAGTTCTTGCTGCCGCCCGGAACAGTGCTGCCGGTGATGGTGACAGTGTTGGCCGGATTCACCGAAGCCGTGTTGGGCACCAGAATGTCCAGAACCAGATCGCCGGTCTGCGGACCGGGCGAAATGGTGAAACCGAAGTTAACCGGCGGATTGCTAGTGATCGGTGTGTTGGTGCCGTTGTCATTGCAAACAGCCGAGCAGAATCCGTGCAGCGGATCTTCGATGGTGTCAGCATAGGAAGTCGTGGCGGCGCAGAGCAGCGCGCCCGCCACAAGTAAACGTCGCAATTGACTCATTGGTGTGGTTCCTCTGTTGGGTGATCGTCTGATTTGACCGCAACGACTTTAGCACGCGCCTTCGGTTTTGCCTGCGGATCATGTTCCGCAATTTGATTGCGGACACGATACACCTTGGCATCGGTCAACATCAGCTTGCGTAATTCGGCTTCTGAGTCCATCGAACCGACTATAAATCAAATATTCTGAGAAGCAACGCTTGCCTGCTCAAAAATGTTGGGATAATGCTGACACCATGACAACTCTCAAAACCACGGCGGAAGTGATCACCGCGCTGGGCGGCATCGACGCGATGTCGGAGCTGACCGGCACATCGATCAACGGCGTCTACAACTGGCGGGCAGATAAGCAATTCCCGGCAGATACTTACCGACTGATCAAGGACGAACTCATGGATATCGGCGCCGATGCGCCCGACTACCTATGGCCGATGCGTGTCCCACCCAAGAGAAGGAAAGCAAGATGAATGAACAAGCCGAAACATTGAAGAAACTGGCCAACGAACTGACCGAACCATCGACGCAGTCGCTGGCAGTGGCCGACCAGGTCATCAACCGAGCCGCGGCCGCGATGGCCGATGTCCATGCCCACGCCATGTCGCGCGTGACGGGAATGCGCGAACAGCTGGATTCGCTGGAGAAAACCATCATCGAAGCCCGGGCCCGGGCCGAGGCGCATATGTCGACATTCATGCGCCTGGTCACCGAAGGCGAAGAGACGATCCGCGCCATGGAGATCGCGGTCGCGCGTGTTGAGGACCATGTGATCGGAGGGCCGCAGTGATGGCCTGGAAACCAGAGGTGCGCGTCGTCAATGATGATCGCTGGTATGACAACGCTATTAGATGCGAAACCGAAGCCGAAGCCGAGGCCTATGCCCGCGACCTGTTGCACCGCTGGACCTCGGCTCGGGAATCCCGCGCTGTCGAATGCGAAGATCCGGTGAACGGCAAGTGGGTCAACGGCAAATGGCAATGGAATGAGGACGTGCGCTGATGCGCGTGCTGGTGGCCTGCGAGTTCAGCGGCATAGTCCGCAGCGCCTTCCGCCAGCGCGGCCACGATGCATGGTCCTGCGACCTGTTGCCGGCCGAGGATGGCGACTTTCATCATCTGCAATGCGATGTCAGGGATATCATGACGCGGCCGGGCTGGGATCTGATGATCGCGCACCCGCCCTGCACCCACCTCGCCGTCAGCGGCGCCCGGTGGTTCAAGGACAAGCCGAAGGAGCAGGCTGACGCGCTCGCTTTCGTGCGGACCCTGCTCGACGCGCCGGTGCCGCGCATCGCGCTGGAGAACCCGATCAGCATCATCTCGTCGCGAATCCGCAAGCCAGACCAGATCATCCAGCCGTGGATGTTCGGCCACGGCGAGGTCAAGGCGACCTGTCTCTGGCTCAAGAATCTTCCGGCGCTGGCGCCGGCCGCCGTCGTCGACGGCCGCAAGCCGCGGGTGCATTTCGTGTCACCCGGCCCGGATCGGTGGAAAGCGCGCAGCCGGACACTACCGGGCATCGCTGCCGCCATGGCAGACCAGTGGGGGAGAGCATGAGCCAACCCTGGACCCACACCGCCGGCGCCAAAGCCTATCCACGCATCAATGAACATTACGTAGAGCCGAGTTGGGTAAGTGAGCGGCTGTTTGAAGAGGAAACATTCATCGGTGGGGTGTTCGATCCCGCTTGTGGGTTCGGCCGCATCGTGGAATCGGCAGTCGAACATGGGCTGGATGCGTACGGTTCAGATATCGTCGATCGTGGCAACGGTTACCCGATCGCAAATTTTTTCGATACCACCGATATGCACGACAGTGTTGTGTCAAACCCTCCCTTTGACGTCTTCGAGAAGTTCGCTATCCGCGCGCTGACGCTGGCCCGCGACAAGGTGGCACTGATCATGCCGACCGCACGGCTCAACGCCGCGCATTGGTTAGAAGAAACACCGCTGCGGCGCGTCTGGTTGTTGACCCCGCGGCCGTCGATGCCGCCGGGCCATGTCATCACGAACAAGGGCAAGGTGGGTGGCGGCAAAAGCGACTACTGTTGGATTGTTATGGAGCACGGATATAGTGGCAAACCAGAGATGCAATGGTTGCACCGGGATGAAGCGTGAGATGAAATCAAAACGTAAGCGACAAACCAAGAGGTCCACCATGCACAAGGAGCCTGGCCTACGTTTTGTTTATCTAACCCTCCCCGAAAACGAAGACCCCATCCTCAATCTCAACGACGGCACCAAACACATCCGGTACAGGGTTACCCGCGATCAGCTGTTCGATCTCAACAAGCAGATCGCGGACACCTTGGTAAATCACAAGATCAGCGACAAGAACGCTTTCGATGAGCAATTGGTGCTGAACCTGGAGAAAGCTGCTAATCTATAGATGCTTAGACGTCCTCCTTTACTCCTTGATGACGGCGCAGATAGCCCTCGAACGCTTGCTGCGCCGTCATCTTTTTATGCACGCGATCGATCTTCATCTGGTCGACAGTGCCATCGGCTACGCAGACGCGGACCACCACCGGCTTGATCTGCCCGGAACGATGCAGCCTGGCGATCGTTTGTTCCCACAATTCTGGCGACCAGGTGGGGCTGACCCATGCCATGTCGCAACCGCCGAACTGGAGATTCAGGCCGTGGCCGCCTGATGCCGGATGGATTGCCATGAACGGCAGCTTGCCTTCATTCCAGCGGGTGATGTTGTGATCAGATGTTTTGTCGGTGATCCCCTCACCGAGGTACGGCAGATCTTCGCCAATGAGCCGGCGCAGCATTCGCAAGTCCTCGCGATATTCATAGACGAACAGCACCGGCCCCGCGGCACTGTCGATGATATCCTGCGCCCACTCCTCCTTCTCCGAGTGGATGGCAGCAGTCGTACCATCGTCGTAGACGAATCCGTTGGCGATCTGAGCGAGCTTGCCCGTTGCCACCGCAGCGGACGAGGCGAGGACCGTCTCATCGCCATTACGAAGCAGCAGATGCTCTTCCATGTCATTGTATTGCTTACGGGCGCTGGCCGGCAGTGTGATCCGGTCAAACAGGATCGAAAGCTCTGGCAGCTGCGGCAGCTCGTCGTCGCGCAAGGTGACGCACAGCGGTGCGATTTCCTTGTGGATCAATTCCTCCGCTCCCGGCAGCGGCGCCCACTGGTAGCCCTGGTAGTCAACCGGATAGAACCGCGCCTTACGCCAGCTATAAAACGACCGGCCCCAAATTTTTCCGCGGGTTATCACCGTGGCCGGCATAAACAGATCGGCGACACCGGACGGCCGTAGCGTTCCGGTCAGGCCCCAGATCATGCGCCACCGCTTGGCGTGTCGGAGCAGCATCCGAGCTCGCACACCGGAGGGATCGCGCAACTTCGACACCTCGTCGATGATCAGCAGATCAAACAAAGGATGGTCATCGGGGTATTTGGTCAGCTCCGACAACAACCAATCGACGACGTCGATGCCGAGAATGTTGATCTTAAACACGGTGGAGTCGGCCAGCATGTCGGCACGCTGCCGTGGCGTGCCGGTGATCACCTGGTAGGTCAGCCCGGCGGTGTGCGCCCACAGCTTGATCTCGTCCGGCCATACCATCCTGGCAACACGCTTCGGTGCGATCACCAGGACGTTGCGAACATGCTTGTCGCGGATCAGCTCCTCGATCGCGGTCAGCGCCGCGATGGTCTTGCCGCCGCCCGGCCGCGCCACCGCGATCTTCTCATCATTCTCATAGAGTGCGCTGGCGATGCGGTTCTGGTAGGGGCGTAACTCTGATTTAAGTCTCACCTTCATGCACCTCATCTTCATCAGCTGGATCTGGTTCGTTTGGCTCAAAATCTACATCGTCGTTGGTAGGTACCTGTGACCAATCGTGGGTACCGTCAGATTCCAATATCTCTACAACAGCATCGATAATGGACTCGGACACCAAACCACCAAACTGATGCTCAAGCTCTTCACGGGCATCGCAAGGGCCGCCCCAGATGTAAACGTATTCACCCTCATCATGCGGACAGCTCTCGGCCGGATCTTCGTACCGACATAAAAACCAACTGGTCATATGTTTAATGATCGAAGCCCTATCTAAGGTATCGCTCATATCGCACCTGCCCTTCTCGCTAGATCCTGAAGCCACATCCATTGCCTGTCAGAAAACTGCACCGATCCGTAGATTTGCGCGCGGTCGACCATGGCGGCTAAGAACTGCCGGGCTTTGTTATTAAGCGGGCTCCGCAGGATCAGATGCACCAGCGCCTTCAGCTCCTCGGCCGACATGCTTTGCTGTCGGCCGGTCGGATACGATTTCGCTTGGCGTGGTGGCGGCTTTGGCGCCGATCGCGCCGCCTGGCCGATCGAGCCCACAATGTCATGCCAGTCCAGGCCGTGGCGCTTGAGCAGGCCGGTGATGCGGCCGGCGGCCGCGGCGCTCTCGCCCTCATTGACCGAGCCGAGCACCAGCATCAGCTTGTTGAGCTGGTCGCGGATCTCCGGCGGGATCGGCCGGGTTGCGGTGTAGGGAGGCATCTCACTCAGCCTCCAACTTGGAATAATATGGCTGAATAGTTTCCTCAGACATCAACGGCAGGCCTTCGGACCAGTCGAAGCCCTGGCGCATCACCCGGCGCAACGAAGCGACATACTCCTGCGCATGCTCCTCCGGGCATTCGCACAGCACCTCATCGTGCGAATGCAAACGGACGTGGAAGTCCTGGTCCTCGCAACGCACCAGAGTGCCGCGCAGCAGGTCAGCGGCGGTCGCCTGGACGATATTTTCACAGAGCGTGCCATGCCAGATGTGCGACCGGGTGCGGCCCTTCCAGAAGCGCAGCTGGGTCTGGACGTCGACGACCTTGTCGTCGTCGTCCAGGATGTTGACCCGCTCGTACTTGATACCCCTGTAGGCCAGGCAGCGGCCGGACGGCAGCTGGCAATACAGCGTGCCGCCGAGCACCTGCTTCAGGTAGACGTAGGACACCCGGCCAGCCTCGAACGTGGCGCCGGGCGCCTCCAGCGCCTTGTTGACGGCGCCCCATAACCCATAGGAAGTATCCGCATCGTGCTTACCCCAGAACCGAACACACCAAGGATTGGCCTTACGCCACCGATCGACCACATCCTTGGCCTCGGACGCGGGCAGATAAAGCCCGTAGTTGGCGCCCATGGCGGCCAGCGCGCCGACCCCGCCGCCGAATCCCAGAGCCAATTCAGCGACTTTGCCGCGCTGCCGTAACGCTTTGGTGATTTCGGTAACGGCTAGACCGGACATCGCCGCGGCCGACCGGGTGTACAGATCCGGCAGAGAGGGATCGTTATCGATGTCGCGGAAGATCTGCAGCCGCGCCAGGGCGCCCTTACTCTCAGGACCAACCAGCCACGGCAATACTCTTGCCTCAATCTGGCTGAAGTCGCTGACCACGAACTGATTCGTTCCCTTGGGAACAAAGGTGGGCCGAATCAGCAACGCCAGCTTGCGGACCACTGGCGTGTTATCGCCCAGCGCGGCGAATTCGTTATAATTGGCGCCGTTGAGGATGGCCTCGATCGCATCGTGCTCGTAAGGCAAGAAGCTCCGCGTCAGGTTCTGGATCTGGACGCCGCGGGAACTGGCGCGGCCGGTTTGCGGCGCACCATTGAAGACATATTGCCCATAAATGGTGTCGTCGACCTGCTGGGTCAGGATCTTCTTGTACTTGGCCGGCGTGGTTGACCCGCCGTACAGCCGGATCTGCAGCGCGCGCTCGGCAACCTGCATGCCGCAATCACGGCAGTAGGGAATCAGTTTCTCAATACGCGATCGGGTTAGGCTGTATTTAGCCGGACGGGTAACAGTGCCATATTCATCCTCTTCCTCCTCCCGCTTCAGGATGATGTTGCGGCCATCGGTATTGGGCGCAGTCTCCATCTGATCGAGCAGCCATTTGGTCAACAACTTGACCTGACCTACGGTGGCGACCGCGCCGCCGGTCAACTCTTGCAGCTCCTCGTTGCTGCGCCACTTGGCGTCATTGGCGAGGCTGTTGGCCTTGCGGGCAAACTTACGATCGATGCCGATGCCGCGATCGTTGATCTGCTCCATAGCCCAATACTCTTTCCACTCGCGCAGCGGCAATTGCCGGGTCCGCAGGAAGAGCGAGCGCATGGCCTCGATGTCGCCGATCGCGTAATTGCAGAACTGCATCCACTGGATCGGATGTGTTTGCGGCGTACCGACAGATTTGGGCTCGCAGAACAACCCGATAAGCTTCTTGCCATCCTCGACCTTGTGGATGCTGCCGGAGGCCTGACAGGCGCCGGCCAGGTCGGGCGGCAGGCCGGCCGCGGTGGCCTGCACCGACGGGTCGATAATCATGTCGGGGCGGATTTTAGGGGCATCAATCAGGGTGCAATTCCAGATCGAGCGGTCAAAACCGGCGTTGAACGCCGCGAACATGCCGCGGCCGTTCAAGGCGCGACCGTAATAGTCCGTGAAATCCAGTGGGATGTGCTGCCAGCACATCGGCCGGCCGGGCTCCGGCGCGGTGACAATCTGCACCGGGCCGCGGCCGATCGCATAGGTCAGTATTATTGCCGCAGCCTTCGGATCGCAAGCGTAGCGCACGGCGCCGGCGTCCTGGAGATCGACGCCGCTCCGGGTTTCAAAATCAAAAAAGCAGATGTGGTCTGGATTGAAGGTGGCGGACATGGTGGTGACGTCCTGTGGTGGTGCCCAGGCCCCGAATAAGGGGCCTGGGGGAGATGCAGGGGAGATGTAGGGGAGTTAGGCCACAGCCGGCCGGCGACGCTGCGCCCGCGGCGGCGGCGAATTCACCGGCTCGAGCTTGTCGTCCGCCGGCTCCTGCACCGGCGCCTCCTCGACCAGCGCCGGCTTACGGGGCCGGGCCGTGGTCGCGGCCGGCGTCGAACCCATGTCCTTGGGCAGCGCCGGCACCGGACCATTCGACTTCAAGTTGCCCTGAAGGTCGGACCAATCCACGACTTCAAAGATCGGGTTGTGGATCCAGCCATAATCGCTGTGCTTATATTTTTCCGACTTGAACATGATCACCGGGCAGGGGAAGGCGCGATCGGTCCTCAACTGGCTCTTCACCGCATCTTCCAACTTTTTGAAGCCCTTCATGGTGCCAACGGAGCCGTTTTTGAACATCACCTCGGCGCCGGCATCCTCGCCATTCAAGCAAATTGCCTCGAACGAACGCTGCTCCTGGAACGGAAAGCCTTCGATCGGCCCAGGCTTCGACGGCTTGGGCTCGCTCATGGGCACCATCACCTCACCGAGGCGCTCGTTCTTCCGACTGCCGGGATAGTTGCTCCAGCAGATGAAGCCGTGACAGATGCTGAGAATGTTGATCAGCCAGCGCGAGCCGACCTGCATCGGCTCATCGGCCTGGCCGATGTTCCAGGTGCCGTCGTTTTTGCTGAGCTTGATCAGATCCTTGCCGCCGCCGGCCACCAGGGTGGTCGATTGGGATTCCTCAATCCCGGCCAGCAGCCGGTCGGCGAGGTCGTTCGACAGGGCTGTCGAACCAAGGGAGCGTTTGACGATATCATTCATGTTCGCGTGTCCTTATGGTTTAAGTTCTAGTGACCGGCGCAAATATCCAAAACCGGCCTGTTCATTGCAGCACAGCTAGGTGCCGTGGCGCAATTCCTTTAAGGCCTGGCTGAACTCCAGCGCAGCCTGTTTACGATCGATCTTCGGTGCCGGATCGCTCTCCGGCACAACCGTGGTTTCGTCAGTCTCCGGCGCGACGCGCAGGTGGTCGGGGATCTTCACGCCCAACCGTTTGGCCGCCTTGTCGGCAACCGCAAAGGTCTGCAGCTTGTGCTGCCAGATGTCGGCGTCCTTGAAGCCAAGCCCGCGCAGGGTGTCGCTAACCAGTGTGTCGTCGACCCACTGACGCAGCTTGGTCTTCAACTTGAGCTTCCAGCCCGGCACGGTGCCGCCGGCTTCCAGGTAGGCGTGCAGCTGCTCGTCGACGGCCTTCTTGTATTCGTAGGCCATGTCGGCCAGCACCTTGGCCTTGCCGAGGAATTCACCGTAGTCGCCATCGTCGGTGTCGACTTCCAGCGGCCGCGCCGGCGCTATACCAAGCGCGGTCAGTTCGAACAGCGGCTCGGTGTGCTTGGGGCAGAACGGTCGGGCCGGGCACCAGCGGCAGTGGTCGCCGACGCTGAGCGGCGGGTTCTTTTCCAGTGCTTCGACGATCGCCGCGTCGATGTCCTCGATGAACATGTCGACCTCGGCGCGGGTGATCGGCGTGTGCGTCAGCGAATCCTCGGTGCGCGGCTGGATCACTGCGACCGCAAAACGCTTCTTGGCAAAAACGCTGGCCGGCAGCGTGTGCATGGCGGCGGCGAAATAAAACATCAGCTGCGGGTTCACCAAGTCGCCGATCTTGTCCTGGTAGACCGCTTTGACGGGGACACCCTGGCCAAATTTCCAGTCGACCATGATGACGATTTTCTTGTTGGCAATTAACAAGTCCGTGGTGCCGAAGGCGCCGGGCACACCGGGAAACTTCACGGCCAGTTCGTTGGCGATGACGCGGAAGCCACCGCCGTAGATCCGCATCAACTCATAGAGGTTGTCGATCGCTGGAATGATGGAGTCGTCGATGTGGTGCTGCTCGATGACGCGGTCATAGAACGGATGGCCAATGGTTTCGCGTGCCAAAGCCACCATGTTGTCTATGCCGGTGGGGAAGCCGCCGAGATAAGACGCAACAAGATGATTCATCACGGCATGCATCGCGCTGCCGTAGTTGGCGTATTCGGATGGCTGGTCGATCTGTTCTGGTATGCGCTGGATTAGTTGAAACGAACCCGGGCAGTTCAGCAGACGCTCGGCAGTAGAGCCGCCGACGATGTTAGAATGCTTGGCCATGTTATCCTCTGTTCTGTTTGCAGCACCCGATAGAGCACAGCACAACATGGCCGTCAAATTATCTGTGAGAGAAAGCGCGATCGAGCGCGAACTGGTGGCGCGGGTGCAGGCGATGGGCGGGCGCTGCGACAAGGTGCGGGTGATCGGCCGGCGCGGTTTCTTCGATCGCCTGGTGGTGCTGCCGGGTGGGGTGGTCAAGTTCGTCGAACTCAAACGACCGCGCGGCGGTAGGCTGTCGGAGCACCAGCGGCAGTGGGCTGAGAGCTACCGCCTACTAGGGCTAGTGGTTGCGCTGGTGATCTGCTCGGAAGATATTGACGCGCTGCTGGCGCAAGCGGAAGGCCGGCAGGGGTATTAGCCCTACCGGCCCCCATGTCCGCTATTCCTATCCCACCACAGAAGAGGAACAACAGATGACGAATAACGATAAAAAACCGCCGCGGCAATACCTGGTCACGGTCACGTTCTTTGACAATTACGCGGCGAAAACCAAGCGGGAAGAGCAGCTTACGCTGCCCAATCTGGCAATTACGATCCAGAACGAGAACCGGATCGAGAAAAACCGGCTCCCTTGGTTGAAGCTGGCGGTGTTCGGCGAGGTCAAGACCGCCAAGGGCTCGCTGCGCCACGACGCCAATATGCAGCTGATCAGCGGCGTCGAGGTCGAGCACGACTCCGGCCGGATGAGCTTCGACCAGGCGGTGCAGCTGCTGCAGGCCGCGGATATCTACTGCCTGATCTACACATCACCATCACATCTGGTGGCCAACGAGGACGGCGTCGCGGTCGAGAAGTGGCGGGTGCTGGCGCCGACCTCGGAGCTGCTGCCGGTGGCCGATCGATACAAGCTGGCGGCCCGTATCAACGGCGTGCTGGAAGGCGTTGCCACGGCCGAATCGTTCACGCTGTCGCAGTCGTATTATTTTGGCAGCGTGAAGCACAATCCGGCGCATTTCGCGCAGGTCATCGACGGCGAATACTTCGTCGATTGCTGCGACGACCTCGACGCCGGCGCGATCGGGGCGCCGGTCAAGGTGAAGGGTAAGGCCAAAGCGTCACCCCAAACCGGACCGGAGATGGCGCCGAGTCACACCGAAGCGGCCCTGGATGAATTTGTTCGCACCGCCAATGATATCAACGCCCACGGCGATCGGCAGTGGCATAACAACATGCGCTCGGTCGTGGCTTCGATGGTGAAGAAGTTCAAGACCGACGCCGAAATCTACGAGAGATGTGCGCCGGCGTGCCGCGAAGGTTATGGCGACAAGGATGTGAAGAAGCTGATCGACACAGCGCGGGTGAAATACGAAATAACCGATCCCGAAACCAGCTCGAATGAGTTTATAAAACTGCTCGGTGAGTTCACAGAAGAGGTTGCAGCAAGCGGCGAAGAGCCACTGAAAGGCTGGAAGCAACGCAAGCCGGTGATCCGCTACGGCAAGCTCGCCGACATGGTCGACGCCGCGGCGCGGACGCTTATCGCAGCAGATGTGCCGTTTTACCAGCGCGGCGGCATGTTGGTGCGTCCGGTGGTGATGGACCTGAAGACCTTCAACGATGGGCCGACGTTCTCGGCGCAGCTGGTCGTGGTCGACGTGCATTACATGGCGGACACGCTGTCGCGGCACGCCGACTGGGTTAAATTCAACAAAACCGAGGGTAAATGGGTGCCGGCCAACCCGCCTACGGCGGTGTGCCTGGCATTGCTGGCGAAGTTCGGCGACTGGCCGTTTCGCGTGCTCGCCGGTATCATCACCACACAGACATTACGGCCGGACGGCAGTATTTTATCAGAAGCCGGCTACGACCCAGCCACGCAATTGCTACTGATCAACCCGCCGGCGATGCGGCCGATCGCAGAACATCCCACTGTGGTGGATGCCGAAGCGGCGCTGGATGTTTTATGTGAGTTGCTGGAGGAATTCCCCTTCACCGACAACGACGAGCTGCTGAGCACATCGCGCGCAGTGGGGTTGTCGGCGATCATATCGACGGTGTGCCGTGGCGCTTATCCAGTGGTGCCAATGCACGTGGTCGACGCGCCGGCCGCCGGCACTGGCAAGTCCTACCTATTGTCGACGGTGGGCTGGATCTCAACCGGCCAAGCGATGCCGGTGATATCGGCCGGCAAGACCGTCGAAGAAACCGAGAAGCGGCTCGGCGCTGCCGTGATCGCCGGGCAGTCGTTGATCTGCATCGACAATGTCGAGGGTGAGCTTGGCGGCGACGCGCTCTGTCAATTGATCGAGCAAGTGCGGCCGAGTGTTCGCATTCTCGGGCAGTCCAAGCTGATCGAGGTCGATGGCCGATCGATGTGTTTTTTCGCCAACGGCAATAACATCAGCCTGGTCGGCGATATCTATCGGCGCGTTGTGACCTGCCGGCTCGATGCCGGTGTCGATCGGCCGGAGAAGCGGCAGTTTAAGAAGAACCCGAAGGCGATCATCCTGGCCAACCGCGGGCACTACGTGGCGGCCTGCCTGACCATCTGCCGGGCCTATCTGGCGGCCGGACAGCCGGGCAGGTGTCCACAAATCGGCTCCTTTAATGAATGGTCGAACCTGGTGCGCTCGGCCCTGGTCTGGCTCGGCGAGGCTGACTGCGTCGACACCATGGACAACGCGCGGGCAGACGATCCGCACCGGCTGGCACAGCAAGCCCTGCTGGCGCAGTGGCGGGACACCTTCGGTGGGCGCGGCATGCTGCTGAAGGATGTGATCGCCAAGTGCAACGAGACGATCGCCGGCGCCGACTTCGATCGGCTCGGCGAGCGGGCCGGCATGCGGCACACCTACGAAGAGCTCAGGCAGGCTGTGATCTCAACCAACCCGGAGGCGCATCGCCGGGTCATCGATCCGCATGCGCTGGGGCAAAAGATGCGGGCGTACAAGGACCAATGGGTCGGCGGAATGCGCTTCACGAAGGCAGAACGCAACCAAGAAATTCTTTGGTATGCGGAAATCAAAGGTGAAAGACCGGAAATCAAGTACAAGCCGGTAAAGGGTAAAAGTAAAATATCCAATGAAATCAATGGGTGAAAATGGATATACCCTCACGTACCCTCAGTCCCAGCCCCTGGAACATGATTCTATGTTCTCGTTTATGGTATGTGATGAGAACGAGAATCGCCCCCGCGTGACCTAGAATGAGGGTACGAGAGGGTACAGAGCAAAAATGGCATTGATATCGTTGAACAATCCCCCTGTGCCCTTCGAAATCTGTTCTATTTTGTTCACACATGTTCCGTTTTGTTCACGGTAGAGAGGAATATATGGCTAGAGTGACTGCGGATGCGGTTGAGATACAGATCGTCAACGAAAACGGGATCACGGTGGATGGGCTGGAGGTGACCTGCGCCAAGTGTGGGCACACGGTCGAGGTGTATGGCACTCACCAGCAATCGGCGAAGCGCGGCGGTGTGATGCTGTCCGAGGACTGTCTTGAGAATGAGCGCAATTTTTATGTGGTCTACGGCGTCGACCTCGATCGGGATGACGAACCCGACGAGGACGACGACGAGGATGATGACTAGTGGTGCTCTTCGGGGATGCCGTGTTTTTCGTACATGTCCATGAGCTTGGCCACGACTACCGGCACTGCGGATGTGCCGTTGCTCATGCGGTAGATGGTCGAGCGACCCATGCCCAATAGCCGGTGCGCGGTCGAGACGTTGTAGCCCAGCCTGGCCAACCCCTGGACAAAGCGTTCCTTGGTCATGGCGGGGCTTCCGCCCCTGGGGGGTGCGCCAGAATTTGCCACGGAATTATCCGGCTCGGGTTCAGGCTGGTGCCGGCCTTGCAATAGCCGGTGGATCCGCGTGGCTTCGCCAGGTTGGATTTTTGGGCCGTGTCTGGATGCGGATGAAATGGCCTTCTCTACGGCGGTTTTGTTGTATTCGGTCATGTTACGGGTTCCTGTTTTTCAAGATCACGATCTGTTCTGGTCGCGCGCGGGTGCGCGGAAGCCCTCGGCGCGTCGCCGCGCCGAGGGCTTTGATTTGGTGCTGTGCTGCGGCGCTACCATACGCCGAGACGTTCGAGGGCTTCACGGTCGCGTTGCGCCATGATCTGGTATTCGCGCGGCAACGATTCGAAGTGCGCCTTTACCTCTTCAAACAACGCGCGTTGCTCCGCGGTCATGAATAGGATGGCGCCGATTGATACTTGGTAGGGATTGCACACCATCATGGCGCCCTGCCACGCGGCCGCGGCCGCGGTCTCCGACCGCGGGCATCGTGCGAGCAACTGCCCGCGGTTTTTTCCCTTGGTGGCATAGGCGCCGGCCAAGGCTGTCTTTGCATTTGCTGATAGGGTCATGGTCTGGTCTTTCCTGTTAGGTGTTTTAGTAATCGAGGCCGGCGGCTTTTAATCGTGCGGCATAGCGGGATAGGGCATTGCCCAAACGGATCAGCGTTGCGGTGTTCCATTCGGCCGCTATTTCATATTCATACTGTGATTTGTCAGAGCCGAATGGCGATTGTCTGAATTGCCATTGCGGTGGCACTAGGTCAGGCGCCTTGTCGGTCAATGCATCTGCCACAGCGAACAACCACGCCATGGTAGAGCCCCACGCATCACCGGAATCGAAGTTTAGCCGTATCTCGGCGAAAGCTTGTTTCGTATCTGACATGTTCGTTTCCTTTTCTGTTATCGGCATGATTGCCGCTTATGCCCCGCGGTAAACCGCGGGGCATAGACTGCAATCAGAATCCAACCAGCGTCATGCTGCGATTTCCCAACGGCGGCTGAAATCGCGCAACCACTTCCTTTGTTCGTCGGTCAGGCTTTCATCGAAAAAATGTTCGTCGGCAGAGCCAAGGCTGAGTCCCTGCGCCTTATTCCATTCCGCATACTCATCGATGAGGCAATTGATTGCCTTGTCATCCGCATAACCAGCGGACATCGCGAAATCGAAAAGCTTGCGCTCAAGGGATTCCAGATCGTCAGAAATCCACTCGCGGCGATCAAGAATAAGGTGCCACTTACCCTTGGCGCGGGCTGCATCCGGCCAATGATCCTGCACTTCATCGATGTATAGAATGCCAAGGTACAGATTGCCTTTGGCATTCGGCTCACCTTCCCATTGGGCGTCAGACAGAACCTTGCCAAGGTCGGTGCAGTATCGGCGCGTTGCTTGGAATTGCTCGAAGTTCATTTTGGTCTCTCCATCAGCGGGCAGGATTGCCCCTACACTATTGCCGCTTATGCCGCGGGCAATGCCGCGGCATAGACTGCAATCACCCGACAACGAATCCGCTTTGGTCTTGTTTGCCTTTGCCTTTCGCGTAAAGCGCAACGGCACTGGCCACGGGGTCAATGTGACGGACGTCCGTGTCATCCCCGTCGACGATCGGCAATCCCATGAATGAATCGCCGCGTGCAAGCATGCCTTCAACGGCCGATCGTGTACGGAACACAACAGCCAAGCGCATGTTAGCGGCGATTGCCAATTGCACTTGTTTCTGGAATTCAGGCACGCCCGAATAAGAGAACGTCAAATCATAGTTTGATGGTACGTTTTTGCGATTGGATAGTTTCGTGTAGTCATAAAATTGCACCGCGGGATAGGCTTGGATAATTCCATAATTCTCCCAGCGTAAATCGGACGTTCCGTTCAAGCGCACCAACAAAACATAACCGTTTTTTGCCGCGTGCTTTTCAAAGCATCGCACTTCGTCTTTGATCATGGCGATAGCTTCGGAACGGAATTGAAGGAAAAACAATGTTTTGCGAAGGCGCGCAAATTGCACTGTGGCCATGGCGCCGCGGCCGCTTGTGTTCAGGCAGGGTTCCCAACATTTGGCCAGATCAGCGTTAGCGCACACATTGACGCCCGACATAGTGAAAGGCGCCAAATAGAGAATCGCGGTCCTGAAACCTAACTTATTCCCTTTGATCACTTTCGTTGAGCCGTCGAGGCGCAACATGGCGGAAGGCTTTTTGCTGAACCAACGCAAAAGCTTTTTTGAGCTTAGGATTTGTTCGCGCGTATCGGGAGCAAGCTTGCTTAGATCGTATATGATCGTCTCGGCTGAATACTTCATGGGTCGGTGTCCTGTTGTGTTCGTTTCAGTGATTGCATATTGTCCCGATAGGGACAGGAGTCAATGGTCTTGTCAGATAATTTGAAAAATAATTCAAAGCCCCAATGGGGCAATGCCGCGTGGCGTGCGGCCATGGCAAAGCATGCGATAAAACCGGGATATGCGAATAGGCGCCGTTGCATTGCCATTGCGCGCCACAGCGGAAAGCATTGTGGGCAGCTAGCGATGACGGGCGTTAGTGTTTGCAGATGGCATGGCGGTTATATGTTGCAAGCCACAAAGCGTATCAGGGAGGCAAAGCGCAATGCAGAGCAAGCCCCGCTTAATCGAAGCGGCCGACAAGCCAGGCGCCGATTTAAACGCGCCAGTGACGATCCAAGCCACTCTTAAGGATATCGTTAGAGAGGCGCTGCTAGGGCTGCTAAGCGACCCAGAGGCTAGCGCGGCCGCGAAAGCCAGCGCCGGCCGCACGCTACTCGAGTATTTTAGTGAAGAGAATCAAGGGGTTAATAAGCGCGGCGCGGAAATGACCGCGGCCGAATTGAACGACGCTATCGAACGGTTCAAGCGTTAGCCGCGTGCGATTCGGCGTGCGAGTCGGCGAATTATCCAATGATATCAAGGGAAACCTCCTCATTAAAAAAGAGGAGGCGCGGCCGCGTTGATATCATTGAGTAATAAATAGCTCAACGATGTCAAGGACTTAGCATATCGCCCCCTGGCGGGGTCGGGTTGAGGGGCGGTCCGCGCCCGCAATGCAGCGTGGCAAAATTTTTACAGTTTGAAGCTACCCGCGGCAGCGTTGGCAGAATTTTTACAGTTTGAAGCTACCCGCGGCAGCTATCGTTAGTAAAATTTTTACGGTTTGAAGCTATCCGCGGCATGGTAATCCGCGTTTAAAATTCTTCTCTCCGTTTACCATACCCCTACGGGGTATTTTTCGGCTCGTTTTTGTCCGCTTCTAATACCCCGTCTAAAGCGCGGATGAATTCTTCCACCCATCGATCTTCCACCCACACGCCAGTGATGCCCGACGCCACGCCGGCGGCGCGCAGCATTTCCTGTTTGCGCGACTCTGCGATCGGCAGCGGCTCCGCTGGCGGCTCTTTAAACACAACAGGAGTGTTCTCGACGATCTGGTGTTTGAACACATGTTGTGGTGACGCCATTGGGTCAACGACTGCGCCGCTGGCGCGATCGATGACGGCGTAGTTCTTCCACCAGCTCACCGGCTCGCGGTCGATCTTTGCATCGGATGGTATCTGCATCATGTGAACCCGCGACATGTCGCAGGCCTGTTCGTCGGAATTGATTTCGATCCGCCGCGCGCCGCGGCGCAGCAGCCGCCGGCCGCCTTCCGATATCGCCAGGTTGCCCCAGTCGTCGTAGGCCAAGCCGGCGTCCAGCAATTCGCGAGCGGTTGAGTGCATGGTGTTGAAGCGCGCGCCGTCTTCCAGGCTGCGCAGCGCGTGCATTGCGTCGGCCGATAGCATGTTGGTTCCTTTCATGCGATAAAGCCCAAGGCCAATAGCTTAGAGGCAACGTATCATGCCCGCCATTGTTCGCCCAAAACAGTCGATCTTGTTTTCCGATCGGCCGCGCGGCCTGGTTCAGGCTGATTTGCTCGACGCCCAAATTCACAATCTGGTGCAGGCCATCCACTCGACGCAGGTTGCGTTGGAAGAGATCCGCCGCGACGACGGAAAACTGAAAAATAACATCGTCGGTCGCGACCAGCTTGAACAGGATATCAAGCACAGCCGCTCGGAGATGGACAGCGTCGAGCAGCGCGTCCTCGCTGCCGCGCAGAATGCCGTCGAAGCGGTCGGTCGCGTGGTCAGCGCCGGTCGTGATGTTGATTTTCGCGCCAATGACGCCGAAGCGGCCGCCGTCAGCGCCGCAAAATCACTTTCTGCGGTGACGCTCGACAGTGCTACGGCGTTTGACGCGGCGTCCGACGCTGATAATTCGGCCGATCGAGCGGAATCCGCGGCGATCCAGTCGGAAAATTGGTCGAATCACAGTCTGGCCAATTCTGATAACGCCATCGCCGCCAAAAACGAGGCCACGCAGTGGGCTGAGTACCTCGCCGGCCCCGTGGTCGACCCCAACGCGGCGCCGGCGTACATCCAAAACCACCCTTATGGCCACGGTTTGTATTATCAGCCGGTGCAGGGCGGCGTGGCGGGTCTGTGGTCGGCAAAATGGTGGGCGCTGTACGCGCAAAACCTGGTTGGCAACGTTGGATTTTATTATTTAGGGCCGTCCGACAGCCCGCCGATCCCGGGCGGCCAGAATCCGGTCACCGGCCAGGCTTATCCCAATCCGATCGCGCCCGGATCGTTCTATTACGACACCTCCAGCCATCCGCCGCAGGTGATGTTCTGGAACGGCGCGCAATGGATGCCGCCAAATCCGAATGTCACGGCCGGATACCTCGCCAGATTTTATTACACCGCTGCGGCCGGCCAAACCGTGTTTTCCGGCAACGACAACAACGGCGTCCAGCCGTCTTTCACCACCGAAGGCCATAACGTCCACGTCAACGGCGTCAGATTGGTCCCCGATGTCGATTTCACCATCGACAATCCGAACCAATCCATGAGTTTGATCGAAAGCGTGCCCGCCGGCAGCAGCATCCAGTGGGATCTGTTGATTCCCGGCGACAAGGTGAATTCTGCGGCGTTGGACGCGTTCAAGATCGAGACTCTGACGCCGAACGGCTCGCAGGTTTCTTTCAATCTGAGTTACATCGACCCGGCCAGCAGCACTTCGACACCGACCGAGATCGGCACCGGCTCGCAACTGCAGGTCTCATTGGATGGCGTCATCCAAGAGCCCGCCGTCGATTACACCGCGATCGGCAGCGTGTTGACGATGGCCACACCGCCGCCGGTCGACAGCAAGCTTTGGGCCGTCTGGTACCGGCCGCATGTGCAACAGGATCTGCCATGAGCCAGAACCTTCGCGTCGCCACCTGGATCCCTGTTATTGATCCCGACATTGACGGCGAGGTGATCACTGCCACCGGGCCGGCTTCGGTCAACGAAGTGGTGCCGACCGCGTTCTCGATCGGCGGCGGGCCGAAGGGCGACAAGGGCGACAAGGGTGACAAGGGCGACCCCGGCGTCAACGGCACCAACGGTGTCGACGGCGCGGTCGGCCCGGTCGGCCCGCAAGGACCGCAGGGCATCCAGGGCGTCAAAGGCGACAAGGGCGACAAGGGCGACCCCGGTGCGGCCGGCTCCGGCACCGGCGACATGCTGGCCGCCAATAACCTGCTCGACGTTGTCAACAAGCCGCAGTCGCTGATCAATATTGGCGGTGTGCCCGAGGCGCCGTTTGATGGCGTCACTTATGCTCGCAAGGACAAGACCTGGATCCCCGGCGGCACCGGTCCGGCCGGACCGACCGGACCGGCCGGCGCGCCGGGCGCGGCCGGACCGCAAGGGCCGAAGGGTGATCCTGGCGCGGCCGGTACCGCCGGCGCCCCCGGCGCACCCGGCGCCACCGGCCCTGCCGGTCCGGCGCAGTCGGTCACGGTCGCCGATACGCCGCCGGCGTCGCCGACGCCCGGCCAAATGTGGTGGGAGAGCGATTCCGGTCTGCTCTACATTTGGTTCAACGACGGCACCTCGTCGCAGTGGGTGATCGCGACACCGATGCCGGATTATTCGACGCTGGCGATCGATGCCAACGTCGTACACAAGACCGGCGATACTCTGACCGGGCCACTGATTGCTGCGGCTGATCCGACCGTGGCGCTCGGTGTCGCGACCAAGCAGTACGTCGATAGCAAAGTCAGCGGCGGTACTTTCCGCCCGCAGCTTACGGCGGCTCGCTCTTGGTATATTCGCACTGACGGCAACGACACTAACGACGGCAGTGCTAACGACGCGGCACATGCGTTCGCAACCATTCAGAAAGCGTGGGACACTCTCTGCAAGTACGATTGCAACGGCTTTGCCGTCAACCTTGTGTGCGGCGCGGGGATGACGTTCACGGCTGGTCTGGTGACCAGCAGTACGGTCGCGCCCGTCAACGCTTTCAATGTCACGCTCGACGGTGGTGGCTCGACAATACAAACGAGCTTTGGTGCTTGTGTCCTGCACACTGCGGCCAATGTCGGGCTATACATATACAACGCTATTCTAAGGCCGGGGCTTGGTGGCGACTGTGTTTCGGTCAGCGGACGCGGCGTCAGATGTACGATTGCAGGCAACATAACATTTGGCCCAGCCAACGCTCCCCAAGCCCACGTGAAGGTTTTAAACGGAGCCTACTGCAATCTGTCCAACGCCTACACAGTGACCGGCTCGGCTGGTTATCACTTCAATGTTAGTAAGCAGTCGATGCTTGAAGTGAACGGTGTCACTGTCACTCTGACGGCTGGCCTTGCTTTCACTGCTTTTGCTCTGTGCGACCAACTCGGTTTCATTAGCGCGACGACCATGACCTACACCAACGGGGCTTCGATTACGGGGAAGCAGTATCAGATCACCGCCAACAGTGTCATCGCTACCGGCGGCAGCGTTTTTCCTGGCGGCACTGCGGGTACGGTAGCAACCGGCGGCCAGTACATCTGAGGATGATCAATGCTTGATTTTCCATCATCGCCCACTGTCGGTCTGAAATATCCGGCCACGCCGATCACTGGCATCCCGACCTACACGTGGGACGGCGAGAAATGGACGACGCAAGGGCCGTCGATAGGCGGTCAGTTCGTGCTGAAGGCTGGCGACACGATGACGGGCGATCTGACGATCAGCAAGGCAACGCCAGTTATCAATATCAATAAGCCGTCTGCTGGAAGCAGTGCGAATATAATTGCCGCGTCGAACGGCTTGTCTCGGTGGGCGGTGAATTTAGGAAACAACACCGCGGAAAGCGGTGCCAATGCAGGCTCTGATTTTGGTTTGGCCAGGTTCGATGACGCTGGCGCAGTTCTTGGCTTCCCACTTAATATTACTCGATCTACCGGACTTGCAATAGTTGAGGCCGACCCCACCGCCGCGCTCGGTGTCGCCACCAAGCAGTATGTCGATAGCAGTGCTGGCTTGGCTGCGGCGGGGATGCAGATCAATGGTGGTATGGAGTTTGATCAAGCTAACGCTGGCGCTTCAGTTGTAATCGGGGCTGGAGCGAGTGGTGGAAAATCAATTGATAGTTGGGGATTTAACGCGGGTGGAACGAGTGCGGCTTTCACCTTGCAACAAGTGCAGTCAGTTTTTCCTGGGTTCAACAAGGAATTAAAGCTGACTGTTACGACAGCGCAGCCAACAATTGGCGCGTCCATCATGGATATTGAGGCTTATATAGAGGGCTATCGAATAGCTCGATTGGCCCCCGGCACGGCTTCAGCAAAATTAGTTACGATTGGGTTTTGGGTGAAGTCATCTGTAGCCGGTACTTTTCCCGTATACCTGTGCAATAACAACATAAGCTCTCTCGCTCAGGGAAACATAACAATCACCGCAGCAAATGTTGCTCAATATGTAAACGCTACAATACAGGTGCCGACAACCGGCACTTGGCTGACCGACAACAGTCTTGGAATGGTTTTAAAATTTCGGGTGATGCAAGGAGGGTTCAACATCGCCGCCACTGTCGGCAACACCTTTGAAATCACCGGCCTTGTCGTTCTCCCCGGCGCTCTGACAATCACCGCCGCGCAGTCGCCGCTGCTGATGCGTCCGTATGATCAGGAACTGCAATTGTGTAAGAGATACTTCTATAACGGAATTCCACCATTGCGTGGCGTTGTATCTGGATCGACCACCGGAAGCAGATTGGGGGCACGTCATCCCGTAACCATGCGCGCAACGCCGACGCTGATCCTGACCGCACCGCTTTTTGTTTTTGACGGGACAAGCCCGACAAACCTTACGGCTATCGTTACCAATTTCAGCACGCCAGACGTTATAGAATGCGAAGCAACAATAGGTGCCGGGCTGACCGTTGGTCGAGTACTGGTAGTCTACCAGCAGAGTGGAAACCTCAATGTAGATGCGAGGCTTTGATGGCTGACTATCAACTCACCAACACCGACAGTGTCATCCGCACCGAGGACGGCGCTTGCATTCCCAACGATCCGGCCAATCGCGACTGGGCCGAGTACGAGCAATGGCTGGCAGACGGTGGCGAGCCCGATCCCTACGTTGTGCCGGAGCTGGTGCCGCCAACGCCATCCAGCGAGCAGACCACGCTCTACGAACACGAAAACCGCATCCGTGCGCTGGAGGGTCAGCCGCCGTTGTCGGTCGCTGATTTCATCGCCAAGGGGTCGCAGCCCAAACCACAGGTGCAACCCTCCAAGAAGAAGAGATGATCCAGACCACCGGCAAGATCATTGGCCACGTCACCGAAAGCCTCAAGGACAGGCCGCTGGCGCTGGCGCTGGTTCTGGTCAACGTGCTGTTTCTGATCATGACGTCCGGGTTGCTGTATTCGGTCAACGAACACGGCCTGCGCCGTGATAAGTTGATTTCCGATCTGATCCAACTGTGTTCACCCAAACGCGGAGACTGAAGATGGCGAATTACCACATCGAAGCCAACGAAGTGATTTCGATCGTCGGTCCGGCCAAGATTAGCGTTGTGTCCGATGTTCCGCCGGTTACCGCGGTGGTCGAGGCGCCGACCATCACTGACTTAGAGCCTAGTTCGGTGGCGCTTGGTGACCCTGACGTCGACCTTCACGTTACCGGAACCGGGTTCACCGAAATTAGCCGCATCGTTTTTGACGGTCACGACGAACCCACCAAGCTGATTTCTGAGACTGAAGTCAGTACCGGCGTGAAGCCGTCGTTGTTCACCGAAGCCAAGGATATCGGCGTTGCGGTGCGCAACGGCAGTATGATCAGCTCCACACTGCCGTTCACCTTCACCGCATCCGGCACCCGCAGCACGAGCCGTCGCAAAAGGGACTGATCATGTCTTTTGTCCGTCATCGCCGGAATCACGATCCGGTCGTTACCTTTCCGCCGACGATCGAGCCGGGCGAACTCGCGATCAACACCGCAAACCGGCAGATCACGGCGGGAGATTCCGACCCCAGTTCGCTTGGACTGCCGATGGCGGTGCTGGCGGTGCGGATCTTCGACGCCCGCGGCAAGTACGCGATCGGCGATTACGTCGTCCAGGGCGGTTATCTGTACCGCTGCAAGGTGGCGCACGGCCCGGCGGCGTTCGTGGCGGCTAGTTTCGAGCAGATCGCCGGTGTTGACGCCACGGCGACGACACTCGGCAACTATTTGATGTTAACCGGCGGCACCTTGAGTGGCGCGCTGCAATTGCCGGCCGCGGCGCCGACCGCGGCGACCCAGGCCGCCAACAAGAAATACGTCGACGATCAGGTCACTAACTTGATCCTCGGCCAGGTTTCGGCTTCGACGATCAACAACACGCCGTCCGGCAATATTTCGTCAACCACGGTGCAGGGCGCGCTCAGCGAGCTCGACGCCGAAAAGGTGGCCAAGGCTGGCGATAGCATGACGGGCCAGTTGGCGCTGCCGGCCACGCCGGCGTCTGGCCCGGCCAATGCGGCGCGGCGCGACTACGTCGACAGTGTGAGAACCGACTTCGGTGCGGCTGATGGAGTATTGCAGACCAATATTGACGGTAAGGTCGCCAAAGCCGGTGATACGCTGACTGGACAATTATCGCTGCCGACCGTGCCGGCTCCGGTGGCCGCCAATGCGGTCCGCAAGGATTACGTCGATACGCTGCTGGTTCCGGCCACGGTCGCCGAGTTCACCAGCAACGCCAGCGTCGTCAAGATGCTGACGCCGGCGACGGTCTGGAATGCGGCCAATCTGGTTAGTTTGAACGGCGCCGCCGTGCAGCCTGACTTCGGCGCCGGCATCGACTTCTACTGGCCGCTCAACACCAGCTGCACGCTGTACAACCCGCTGCGGATGAAGGTGGGGCAGAAGGGGATGTTTTACTTTGGCGTCGCCGGTCCTGGCTGCAATGTCGGCGCCTGGGATAGCGCCTGGAAATTTCCCAATGGCTTAAAGCCAATATTTTCACCCAGCGGCGGCTTCGACGCGATGTCCTACGCCGTCGTCAACACCTCGTTTATCTGCTGTTTCTTCGCCGCCAGTATGGGTTGATATGCCGATTCCTGGACTAGTTGCGCCGGCTGTCCTCGTAGCGATCAAGGTGAAGCCTCGCTATATCGACGTCGGTTACAGCGCCAACGTCAATTTGCGTAATTTGCACGATCAATATTACAGCACCTGGCCGCCGCGCACCCAGGTCGTTTTCACCATCAGCTCGTATGTCTTCTCTAACGCTTACTACGCGCCGGCGCTCGATCTGAGCAACTTCCCGGCTGATTTCGAGATCATCCTGATCAACAATGGCCACATCCGCGGCGCCGGCGGCGCCGGCGGGGGTTATTCCGGCTCAACGGCGGCAGAACCTGGTGGCACGGCGCTGTACCTCCGCAACTACGTCAAGATCCAGAACAACGGCACGATCTACGGCGGCGGCGGCGGCGGTAACGGAAACGCCGGCAATGGCGGCGGCGGCGGCGCCGGCGTAAATCCCGGTTTGGGCGGCAATCATTATCCGGGCTTTGGTCGGGCACCGGACGGTAGCGAATATTCCGGCGGCTATATCGGTGATGGTCAGGGCCGCTCTGGTGGTGACGTCGGTCAGGGCAGTGCTAACGGTCAGCGTGCCGGTTATTGTTGGGATGGCGGTGGATACATTCTGTCGTTCGGGACTTGGGATAGCGTCCGTAACATTTGGACGAACACCGGCAATCCAGGTGCATACCTGGGGCCGGGAGCGTAGGAGGACGTCATGAAGAAGCGTAAAGTCGTAAAACGGCAGGCCAAAAAGGCCATCCGCACGAAGTCTAAGAAGAGGAAATCCAAGATGACCACCAAGAAGCCGATCGACGAAGACCCTCATCCGGCACCGAAGCATCCAGACAAGCAAGATCACAAGCCGGCAGAGGATGATCCGATGGCGAAGCCGCCGGATTCACCACCCAATCCGAACCTGCCGCCGGAGCAGCCGCAACCGCACAAATGACCGAGTGGCCTAAAAATCCACAATTGCAAGTTGGCGGGGCCTTAGAACCGGCCGGCCCCGTCAATGTTTTCAATGAGAAGGTGGCGACTGCGGAAGCGATCAATCGCGCGATCGCCACCAAGACCACCTACGATGCGACGCACCCGGCGGTGCCACCGCCGGAGGTAATACCGCCGCCGCCAGGCATTCCGATCAGCGCCGGCGGTCCGATCGACACCCCCATAGACGGGGTCAAGTACATGTTAGATATTTCCACCGCGGCAGCGCGCCGCCGACGCTAACAGGCCAACGACCGATGATGCGGCTTGCCGCAGTGGTGGTGATCGCCATGCTGATGGTGAGCTGCCGCAGTGGCCGCTGGGCTTGGGTCGACGAGGAGCCGGTTGTTGCACCAGTGGTCGCGAAATGTCGCGGCGGTACGGTCAACACCGAGCGTCGTGTTACTGATGTTTCAGTGCTCGGCCGCACCCGCAGCACCACCTATCGCACTGACGCTTGTCTCGACTAGGGAGGAATACGATGAGCATAGGTCTGCTATTTTGGGTGTTGATGGTGCTCTGGTTCGTAAGTTGGCTCGGCGCAATCTACGGGCCTGGCGCCTATCCTTGGGTACATGCCAACAACGTGCTGTTCTTCATCCTGCTGTTCTTGTTGGGATGGCATGCTTTTGGCTTCGTTATACACGCTTGAGCCGCCCAAAAATTTTTTCGGATTTTCAACCTAAAGGAACCACATCATGGCAATGCCAAAAGTCCCGATCGTCAAGATTAATCCGCCGCCGGTTGCCAAGGCGCCGCCACTCACTTCCAAGACCATGGACACTTACACGCATCACACCTCGCCGGTGAAAGGCCCGCAGCCGATGCCGGCGGAAGTGGACCCCATCAGCTCCAAACCGAAAGCGAAGATCAAGACACTGCCGGACGTGCCGCCAGCCAAATACAAGCATGTCGAAGAACCCTGACGAGGTCATCCAGCTCAAGCTGCTAAAGCGCAAACGTGCGATCCTGGATGCGCGTGGTGATCTGATTGCGTTCACGCAGCTGATGATGCCGGATCCCAATTTCGACGACAGCGTCGAGCATTCGCTGTATCAGCCGCAGAGTTTCCACCGGCTGATTGCCAAGTCGCTGGAGGAGGTCGAGCGCGGCGATTACCGGAGGTTGATGATCAATGTCGGACCCAGATTTGGAAAGACTACGCTCGCTAGTGCCATGTTTCCTGCATGGTACGTTGGTCGACATCCTGACCGCTCTATTATTGTTGCTACTTACAACGAGCATTACAGCTGGGATCTTGGCCGTCGGGTAAGGGATATTATGGAGACACCTGAATACAAGCAGGTGTTCCCTGAAACAGAAATCAAAGTTGGCGCCAATGCGGTTAACCGAGTTCAGACGACGCGCGATGGGGTCGTCTTCTCTGTTGGACGTGGTTCCTCGATCACCGGCCGCGGAGGTCACTGCATACTTCTTGATGACCCTATTAAGGACCGAACTGAAGCTGACTCCGTTATCGTTCGTGAGAAACTATGGAGCTGGTATAATCAAGTGCTCCGTACCCGGCTCATGGACTCAACGGGCACTATCGTCATTGTCCAGACCAGATGGACCGAGGATGACTTAGTCGGTCGCCTGATCGACCCGATGAATCCGTACTTCAACGTCGAGGAAGCCAAGGCCTGGCGCAAGATCGACCTGCCGGCGTTAGCGGAAGCGGATGATCCACTCGGCCGTAAGGAGGGAGAACCACTATGGCCGGAGCGGTTTACTAAGCAATATCTGGAGGAGATCCGCTCCACCGATCCGCGTGGCTTTGCTGCGCTGTATCAAGGCCGACCCGGACCCAAGGACGGCGCCTTCTTCAAGTCTGACGACATCATCACCTACAACAAGATGGATGACGTCCCGGCGTTCCATAAACTCAGGTTCTATGGCGCGTCGGACCATGCCGTATCGGTTGCTAAATCCGCCGATAAGACCTGCCTCCTGATCGCTGCGGTCGACGAGAAAGACCACATCTGGATCATGCCGGACCTGGTCTGGGAGCGCCTCGATTCGCATGACGCGGTCGAGCGCATGCTCGGTCTGATGAAGAAATACCACCCGCAGTTCTGGTGGGCGGAAGGCGGCAGCATCACCAAGAGCATCGGTCCGTTCCTGCGCCGGCGGATGCGGGAAAAGCAGATCTTCTGCGCCATCGACCCGATCAGCCCGGCTGCAGACAAGCAGCAGCGCGCCCAGGCGATCCAGGCCCGATCGTCAATGAAGATGGTACATTTCCCCGGCTTTACCCGCTGGTGGTCTGATGCCTTGGATCAGATCCTGAAGTTTCCGCACGGATCGAAGGATGATCTGGTAGATACATTAAGCTTGATCGGATTGGGGCTTGCCAAAATGCACGGCCGTACCCGCACCAGGCATGTTGAACCTGAGATCGTGGCAGGTTCGTTCCGTGAAATGATCGAGAACACGCGCCGGCGTGAAGGGCGTGAAAAGCGCGGCAGGAGTCTGCAAGGATGGTAGACACTTTCCAATCCTCCATGATGGATGTGTTCGCTGGCGCTTTTGATGAAAACAACAGTGAGCCGGACATCAACCCAACCACCGGCAAGCCCAATAGCATTCCGCGGGCTAACCCGGATCCGCCCGAGCGGCGCCGCAAGCTGGTCAAGGACTGGACCCGCAAGGTCAAGCGGGCGAAGCGGTACTGGAAGCCATCATTCGATCGGATGCGCGAGGATCAGGCGTTTGCCTTTGGCAAGCAGTGGTCGAAGAACGACCAGGACAAGCGTTACGTCGCCAATCTCACACTCCGGCTGGTCGCGCAGAAGACTGCCTTCCTTTATGCCAAGAACCCCAAGGCGGTGGCCAAGAAGCGGCCGCGGCTCAATGCCACCTCATGGGATGAATCCCAGACCACGTTGAACCAGCTAATGCAGTCTGCGGCCATGATGATGCAGCAGGCGCAAGCCTCTGGCGCCATGGCTGGCGGAATGCCGGGCATGCCTGGGGGGATGCCCGGCATGCCACCCGGCCTGGCCGGCCAGGCCACCGGCGCGATCGGCAACACCATCCAGGGCATGATGCCGATGGCGACCGGGCAACCTCCCGACATCGGCATGCTGATGGCCGGCGGCGGTGCGCCCACGCAGTCGGCGATGCCGTCGCCGTCGATGAACTCAATAGCGGGCCAGACCGGCGCCGCCCTCGGCGGCGCCACCATGCCTGGTATGGGCGCCGGCCCAATCCCCGGGTCGATGCAAGAGCCGCAGCGGCTCGGCGACCAGCTCGGCCAGGCCGCCGCCGGCGCCGCAGCCAACAACCTGGTGCCCCCTGGATCACCGATGGTGGCGCAGGCGGTCGGCTCCGGCATGGACATCATGATGGACGCCGCCCGCGTCAAAAACGAAAACCTGATGATGGACAAGCTCGCTCGCACCTTGGAGCTGCTTTACAGCTACGAGGTCGACAACCAGCCGCATCCATTCAAGGGCATGCTGAAGATGACCGTGCGTCGGGCGGTCACCAACGGCGTCTCCTACGTCAAGCTCGGCTACGAGCGGGTCATGGCGCTACGTCCAGATCTGGAGAAGGGCATCGCCGACATGAACGAGCGGCTGGCGACCTTGCAGCGCCTGGCTGCGGATGCCACCGACAGCATCACGGACGACACCGATCAGGAAGCCGAGCAGATCCGGTTGCTGGTCGCGGACCTGCAGAAGCAGCAGGGCGCGGTGGTCCGCGAAGGTCTTACCTTTGATTTCCCGCAGAGCACTAGGATCATTCCCGACATCAAGTGCATCGACATCAAGAATTGGGTGGCGGCCGATTGGGTTTGCGAAGAGTACCTGCTGTCGGTCGACGAGATCGAGGAGATCTACAACGTCGATGTCCGCGGTCATTGCACCGAATACGGATCCGACGACGAAGACAGCAACGATCCGGCCGCGACCATGCACTCCTGGTCGAACACCAAGAACAGCAAGGATGAGGCGCGCGGCGATCCTAACGCCTTGGTGTGGGAGATCTACAATCGCAAGGATGGTCTGGTCTATGTCATCTGCGATGGCTATCGCGAATTCTTGAAAGAGCCGGCCGGGCCAGAGATCTACAACGAACGGTTCTATCCCTGGTACGGCTTGATCTTCAACGGCCTTGAAGATGAGAAGGAGCTGTATCCGCCGAGCGATGTCAGGCTGATGCGCGACATGCAACTCGAATACAATCGCTGCCGCGAAGGCCTGAAAGAGCAGCGCATCGCTGGCCGGCCGTTCATCGCCGCGGTGTCGGGCGCGCTGGATGAAGAAGACCTCAACAAGATCACCAACCGCGAAGCCAACGCGGTGATCGAGCTCAACGCGCTGCAGCCGAACCAGGATATCAAACAGCTGCTGCAGCCTTACGCCGGCCCGGGGGTGGATCCTAACCTCTACGAAGTCAGTCCGGTCTACGAAGACATTCTGCGGACCACCGGCATTCAGGAAGCCAACTTAGGCGGCACCTCGAACACCACCGCGACCCAGGCGCAGATCGCCGAAGGCTCGCGCATGACCAGCATGGGTTCTAATATCGACGACTTGAACGACCTGTTAACCCAACTAGCCCGCAACGGCGGGCAGATCCTACTGCGTGAAATGAGCCAGGAGCGGGTTAAGAAGATCGTCGGGCCTGGCGCAGTGTGGCCCGCCGAGCCGGTCGCCCAGGACATCGCCAACGAGATCCTGCTGGAGATCGAAGCCGGTTCGATGGGCCGGCCGAACCAGGCGCAAGAGATCTCTAACGCCCAGCGGCTGATGCCGCTGCTCATCCAGCTGCCCGGCATCGACCCGGAATTCCTCGCCAAGGAGACGCTGCGCCGATTGGACGATCGCCTCGACCTCACCGAGGCTTTCAAGTCCGCGCTTCCGTCGATCGTGGCCATGAACGGAGCGATGTCGGGCGCCGGCGCCGGTCCCGCCGGACCGACCGCGCCAGGGGCCGGCGCCGGACCGGGAGCTTCGATGGGTCCACAGGGAGCCGTCAACGCGCCTGGTGGCGGCTCAGCAGGTCCGCCACCGAGCGCGCCGGATGCCCAGACCACACTGGATGGCGCACCGCCGGGTCGACCGCATCCGATGCCGTCACAGGTCAAGATGCCGGGGCTGCCGTGACAAAGATCTTGATTTGACGTAAGTATCGATCAGAGGTGCCGATTGGCACCGGGAGAATTCAGTATGGCAGGGAACGACAAGCTACCCACCGCGGTAGAGTCGATCGACAATGTACCTTCGCCAGGTACCGACGGCGATGCCGGTGGCAGTCTACTTGATGTATCCAACCGCGGAGATCTTCGCGGCGATTACATAGACGCCAACGACACTGGGGATTCGCCAACCCGCGTTGCACGCAAGTCCGATCCTGAACCGGAGTTGCCGGAAGAAGCGACACCTGAAGAAATAGCCAAGCTTTCCAAAACGGCACAGCGCCGCATCAAGAAGCTCAACGCGCAACGCACGAAGCTCGCGGGCGAGTTACAGCGGCTTAAGCGGCTCGAGCCGGACGCTATCATGGCGGCCAAGGTAACCGGGTACATGCGCGAGCATGACATCGGTCAGGATGATTTCGTCTTTGGCATGGACATGATGGCGGCGATGCGCCGCGGTGATTTCGCGAGGTTTCATGCGGGCGTAAGCCCGTACATGAAACTCTGCGAAGAGTACCTCGGCATTTCATTGCCCCCGGATCTGCAGCAGCAGGTCAATCAGGGTCACATGACGACACAGGCTGCTGCCATGTACTCGCGAGAGCGCATGGACAAGGCTATGGCTCAGACCAACGCGGTCCGTAGTCAGGCCACGTTGCAACAGCAGCAGCAGGCGTCGGCAAAGGAAATTCTGGCTAACAAGGTCGCTAACGCCGTCAACAACTGGGAAGCTCACAAAGAGATATCGGACCCGCGGTACGCAGACAAAAAAGCCGCCGTTCAGAACACGATGTGGGCTGTGGTGCGTGAGCAAGGCTCGCCGCAGTCGCCCGAGCACGGCATTCAGATCGCCGAAGAGGCGTATCGCCGCGTCAACGAGCAGTACCGCGGCTGGGTCGCACCCCAGCGGCGTCCGACATCGAGAGTTCCGAGCAGCACAGGTCGAACCGCAGGCGTTGCGCCCGAGGCAAAGACACTGCTGGAAGCAGTCCGATTTGCTCGCGAAGGAGCGCCGCGCCTCTAATTTAAGGGGCCGCTGCTATGCCTGTTTATACCGCGCCACTACTCGCGCATATCACCACTGCTGCTCTCGATTGGTGGATGAACAAAGGGACCGCCTTCCAGGAGGCGATCCAGGAGAAGCCGCTGCTCGCGGCGATGGAGTCCAAGAAGAAATCGTTCCCGGGCGGCAAGGGCAATATTGTCATTAGCGTCAAGGGAGATTACGGCAACACGGCCGCGCCCGGCACCGATGATCAGCTCAAAGGCTATGAGCTGGCCGACAGCGTGACCTACTACACGCCGGCCAACCTGACCCAGGCGATCTTCCCCTGGAAGGAACACCACATCGGCATCATGATGACGCACTCGGAACTGAAGTCCGATGGCATCAGCGTTACCGATGGCCCTGGCATGGAGGAGGACACCTCCGAGCATTCCGGCCGTGACGATACCGTCCTGGTCGGCCTGCTGCAGGACGCCTTGCAAGACGTCTCCGAGCAGTATGCCCGCGGCATGAACAACCTGCTGTGGACCAACGGTGCCACGGACGCCAAGGCCCTCGCCGGCATGGCGGCACTTATCACCGACGATCCGACCACCGGCATTGTCGCCGGCATCAACCGCGGCCAGAAGCCGTGGTGGAGAAACCGCGCCTACACGACCGCAATGGGTGCAGCTGTGACAGCCACACCGGCGCTGTCGGCATGGGGTGGCGGACCGATCACCTCGGCCGCGGCCAACGGCGGTGCGTTGATCACCTTGCTCCAGAAGGAGTATCGGCAGCTGACCCGGTACGGCGCCAAGCCGAACACTGGGTTCTGTGGATCCGACTGGCTCACCGCCCTGGAGACAGAGCTGCGTGCCAACGGCAACTACTCGATGCAGGGCTTCTCCGGCGGCAAAGACATCTCGGTCGGTCAGATCTCCTACATGGGAACCGACTTCGAGTATGACCCGACGCTCGATCAGCTCGGCAAGAGCAAGCGTTGCTATTGGTATGACTCGCGAGACATCTACCTGGTTGCCATGCAGGACGAGTGGCGGCACCAGCATTCACCCGAGCGGGCACCCGACAAGTACGTCATCTACCGCTCGATCACTTCGACCGGACAACTCTGTGCGCGGCGTCTTAACGGCGCTGTCGTGATGGATATTGCCTGATCGAAACGGCCGGGGTGGCGGTGGTTTTTCCTGCAAGATTGGCCGCCCTCACCTCGGCTTCAACAGGAGGTTAAATGGCTGAGCAGACCCAACAAGCCAAACAAGGCAGCATCGGTGCCTTCCGTGTTCGCGAGAGTTTCAACCCGTCGCAGGACAATTTGGTCGACAAGATCAAGCGGTACACCGCGGATCTGATCGACATCTGCGAGGATCTGAAACCGCACGATGCGCGGCTCGCCGCGCTGGCGCAGACCGCATACGAAGAGGCCGCGATGTGGGCGGTCAAAGCAGCGACGGCGGACAAGAAGTCATGAGCAAACAGATTCAGTACTGCACCTGCAAGATCAACCTGGCCGGCCAGAATTGCCACACCGTGATCTACAACGAATTCAATCCGGTGACCTGGCCGGAAGTGCAAGTGTTGCAGGCGGTCCACGGCGACGAGAATGTCATGGACGTCATGCCGTGCGGCATCGGCGAGGTGTGGCCGACCGAAGAGAAGAACCGACTTGCCAGCATCTACGGTCGCAAGGTTGTCGAAGCGTGTTTCCCGGGGCGGGCGTTCCGCATGGACTACATGATGACCGAAGATGTGAACCTGCCACGCTACGACGGGGGTACGCCATCTGTCGTGGTGGCGCCGCCAGGCAGCGATGACGAGGATGTGGAAGCTAGCTCCGAGCCCAACCTGGAGCCGATCTTTAGGCCTTCACCACGCGGTCGCCGAACACCACCGCCGCCGGAGCATAAGGACGCAGGTTAGTGCCACTCAGTGTCACGCTGCTGGAACTGCGCCGGCTGCTGCGTTCTGAAACCGGCACGTCGCTCAACCCCCAACAGGGTGTACAGGCGCAGGACACGCTTGACCTGATTTTGGCGAGGCAGCAGCGCGAGCTGTGGGACGCCTATAACTGGCAGCACCTGAAGATCTGGACCGACGTGCCGCTGACCGGCGGCCAGTCGCTGTACAGCTACCCTGTGCAAATGGCGTTCGACCAGATCACGCGCGTCTATGTGACCTTAGCAACCTACGATACCGTCATTCCCGATCAGATAAATTCGGCAGGGGCCTGGGAGCCGTTGGCCTACGGCATCAAGCCATTCATGCTGCACCTCGGCCCGGCCAGGGTCGGCAAGCCGATGCGCTGGGGCAATGTGGCATCGATCAATACCACCGGCCCTACGCCGATCACCAATCCAGTCGGGCAATTCCAACTGTTGCCGACACCGCCGCCGGACACCGGCGCAATACCGAAGGTTGGCTATGTGCTGCGATTCGAAGGCCAAGCGCCGTTATCCCCGCTGGTCGCGCCGACCGACACTTGCATTCTGGATTCCGAGGCGATCGTGCTGTTCGCCGCCGCCGAGATCTTGGCTACGCAGAAGAGTGAAGCGGCGCCAATGAAGCTGACCAAGGCGCAGAATTACCTGCGGCGTATTCTCGCCGACCAGGGCGCCGACAAGCGCGTCAATTACAACATGGGTGGCAACCACCGCGGCGGCATCGACCCCGACAAGTCTTATCGGCGTATCCCCTACATCGACTACATCCCGAGCTGATGATGGAATTGTGGAAGCCCATACCCGGATTTGTTGATGCCGTGAGAGCCGGCAGAACCTGGACTTCCGTAACCTAGGGAGGACCGGGCCATGCCCTACTTTCACAATTACTGATTTTGCTGCTGGACTTGACCTTCGACGATCCGAACTGACCGCGCCGGCCGGAACGCTGCGGGCGATGACCAACTGCCACGTCACGCCTGGTGGTGAGATCGAGAAGCGGATGGCTTTCGTGCCATTCTGGGCGTGCGATCCATTGAGCAAAGGCATCGTCGAAGTTAACCAGAAGCTCTACGCCTTCGGCCCGAACGGCCCCTACACCGTCGAGCCGCCGTCCGGCACCTGGTCGGTTGGTGTCCTTGGACAAGCCACGCCAACCATCTTTGAAATCATCGACTACGACCTGTTCGACAACAAGGTCTTCACCCTGTTGTGGAAGGACGCTGCCGGCACGGTCGGCCGCTACTACGACGGCGTCGACCAGCCGTGGGCGCGCGGCTTCTATTGCCGGACCTACAAGAACAAGATGTACACGGTGGAAAACTCCATCTTGTATTTTTCCGCCAACGGCAATGCGGGTGACTGGTCTGGCTTGAACCCGAACGACCCGTCGAAATACACCAACTACATCGACCTCTCGTTGGGCGACAGCGACATGTCCGACAGCGTGGCGCTGGAGGTGTACTACGACAAGCTGGCGATCTTCTCATCGACCGCGGTGCAGCTGTGGATCATGGACCCGGACTTCACCAAGAACCAGTACGTCCAGACCCTGCGTCAGGCCGGCACCACGGCCTGGCGCAGCGTGATGCAGTATGGCTCCGGCGACGTGATGTACCTGTCGCAGTCCGGCGTCAGATCGCTCCGCGCTAGAAACTCTTCACTAGCCGCGGCGGTGTCCGACATCGGCTCGCCGCTGGATCCGCTGCTGCAGGATCTGTTCCGCAGCATGGGCCAGGACTGGATGAGCGGCACCATCGCGCTGCTGCAGCCGGTCACCGGAAGATTCTGGATCATCATGGCCGGATCCAAAGCCACACCTGACGCGCCGCTGACATCTAAAATATACGTTCTATCGGCCTTCCCCGGCCCGAAGATCACGGCTTGGAGTGAGTACGACGCCGGCTTCGTCATCACCGCGGCCTGCATATACAAGAACCGTGTGGTGGTTCGCGACGACAAGAATCAGGTCTACGCCTACGGCGGCATCTCCGACATCGGTCCGACTTATGATAATTGCCCGGTCGAGCTGATCTTCCCATTCCACGCCGGCGAGGGTGTCGCCACCTTCAAGTCCTTTGCCGCGCTCGATGCCACCTGCTCCGGCGTACCCTGGCAAGTATCGGCCGCGTTCAATGTTCAGGATTCCACGGTCGAGGACTTCATCGGCATCTTCGACGGCCCGTCGTTCCCGCAAGGCAAGATCCAGCTGTACGGCCACACCACTCACATGTCGCTGCGGCTGCGCTCGCAGGACATCGGCCCGCAGGTGCTGTCCAACCTGATCGTCCACTACCAGGGAGGTGAGACCGGATGATCAACATCGCGGTCGCCGACCGGGGCATGATCGATCATGTGCTGCAAGGCCTGCGTGCGGCCGATGTCGAAGAGATGACCGCGGCCGGCACCGACATCGGCAAGCTCGCCGTGCAGATCATGCGACACAAGCTGTTTGCTTTTTGCGCCTGGGGCTTTGACTGCGGTCCAATCGCAGTGTGGGGCCTGGTGCAGAAGCGCCAGGGCGTCGGTGCCGGATTCGCCTTCGGCACTGACGACTGGGGCCGCGCCGTGCTACCAATGGTCAAGCAGATCCGCGGATTTGTCCTGCCACTATTAGTCGACCTGAATATCCACCGCGTCGAGGCGGTGGCAATGCGTAAGCGCGACGATGTCAGACGTTTCATGAGTTTGATTGGTGCCAAGGCCGAAGGCACGCTGACCGGCTATGGCACTTACGGCGAAGACTTTGTCTCTTACCGATGGCTATCTGATGAATATGGCAGTCACCGAACTCAAGAAGCCCAAGCGGACTGTGCGTACCCCGCACATTAATATCCGCATGGGCGAGTCCAAGGATGCGGCGATGGTCGCCGAATTCCTCGGGCATTTCTTCGAGCTGTCGAAGTGGTCGGAGTTCCTGAAGTATCACCAGGAGCGGACCAGGGTGTACCTGCAAGCCGCGATCGGCACTCAGTTCGCCATGTACGTCCTGGCGATGGACGGCGAGGAAATGGTGGGTGTCTGTTCCTACCATGTGTTCGGTGTGTTCTCTGAACCAATGGCGGTGATGGACGAGACTTACACTATACCAAAGTATCGCCGCACTGACCTTGGGCGCAGGTTGATCGAAACCGTCATCACGCTGGCCCGCGCCGATGGCTGCAAGGTGATGAATTTTCCCATCTGCTCGGGGATGAAGGAGCAGAACTCCCTCATGAACATGATCGGCCGGCACTTCGGCGCCGAGCCGGTCGGCATGATCTTCAGAAAGAAACTCTGATATGACAGTCAACGGACAGGTGTGACATGGGCGGCAAAGGCAGAAGCAATCAGCAGATGCAGACGGAAACCGCCCCACCGCCGCCGGCGCCTGACGTGCCACTGCCAGCTGCACCTGAAGCGCCGCCGCCACCGCCGCCACCGCCGCCACCGCCACCACCAGACGTGCCGCCACCGGCGGCACCGCCGCCTGACATTACGCCGATCTCGCCAGGCGAGGCGATAAGCCAGGTGGAAGTGACAAAGGATCCCACGAAAACAACCGGCGACTTGCTGGCGCAATCCGTTGCGGATCCCACCAACCTAACCGGGCAGGTGTGACATGGGCGGCAAGGGCGGCGGCGGCGGCAACTACTACCAGCAACCCGTCGACAAGTCGGGCAATTCCACGCTGGAGGAAGCGACCAAGACGCTCGCCAACACGGCGCCGGTCGACATGTCCAAGATCCAGTCGAACATCGACGTCAAGAAAGCCGCCGCGGCCGCGACCGCGAAGCCGCAGGATACCGTAACCAGTGTTACCGCACCGGCCGAAGGCGTGTCCGGCACCGAAACCACCAAAGACACCACCGGAGACGTCGCCAAGAAGGCTGTACTGACGCCGCCGAAGTTCTGGGAAGATTACGCAAAAGATCCCAATACAACAAACACACAGGTGTGACATGGGTGGCAAAAGCGGACCATCAAATAACCAAGCCGTGCAGCTGCAGATGCAGCAGGCGCAGGAAGCCAGGGACAAGGAGAACGCGCGCCAGGCCCGGCTCAACCAGGGCAAGACCGCGATCGATAACATCTTTGGTAACGACAACTTCGGCGATCCGTTCTACGACAAGTATAAGAACGCCGAGCTGGACTACACGCTGCCGCAGCTGAGTACCCAGTACACCGAAGCGAAACGTAACGCCGAGAATGACCTGGCTCGAGCTGGTCTGCTGCGATCAGGCGCTGCCGGCTTCGTGCAGAACAAGCTGACCCAGCAGCAGGGCGTCAATGAAGCAGGGCTCCGCGCCAAGGCCGACACTGATACAGCGGCGTTGCGACAGAGCATCGCCGCCCAACAGCAGCAAGCCTACAACCAGCTGTACGCCACCGAAGACCCGACCGTCGCTGCCAACACGGCCGCTAACTCGGCCGCCAATGCCCAGCTGCAACAGCCGAACGTCAGCGCGTTAGGTGATATGTTCAAGCCGATCGCGATCGGCCTGGGCTCGGCGATCGCACCAACGTATGGGCAGTCTGAAGCCAACCGTCAGCTCGCTGCCGCCAGCGGCCGCGGCCAGGGCAACATAACTACGACGCAGGGTTAAGCTTATGTGCGACCCGATCTCGATCATTGGCTTAGGCTTCTCGATCGGCATGCAGATGTACAACATGCAGCAGCAAGCCGACATGGCGAGCCAGCAGCAGTCTGCCAATGATCAATGGGTCGCCTACCAGCGCAAGCAGTCGCAGGACTTCCAGGCCCGCGACGAGAGCCTGCGCCAGAACGCCGAGGCGGCGCGGCATGGCTCGCTTGATGAGCTCAGCGCCGCCAACCAAACGATAGCGCAAGGCAAGGAAGCCGACCGGCTGACGACATCGTTGACGCCGGAAGACATTGCCAAGCAGGCGGCTGGTGATCCGAATGCGCTCGCCAGCGCGATGTTTTCGGGCCAGCAGGGCGGCTCGCAGGAGATGCAGACCCAGATCCAGGGCAGCATCCAGCAGGCCGCGGTCGAGGCCCGCAAGCGCATTGCCGCGCTCGCCAACGTGCAGTCCTACGGCGGCTCGCAGTACGGTCTGACCAACCGCGCCAACACCATCTTCAATGCTGCAGGGCAGGACATCCGCCTGGCCGGCAACGAACGCGCCGGCGACCTGTCGGCCTACAATATCGCCAAGGCGGTCGAACCCATTCACATCGCGCAGTACAGTGGCGGTTCGGCTGGCGGCCTGGCGACCGCCGGCGCCCAGTTCACAGGCCAGCGGCTCGGCAACACGCTGGCATCGAGCATGGGGAGCGCCTGATGGCCTCGGATTTCCTGCGGTTCCAGCAAGATCCTTCGCTGGGTAATGCGTTAACCGGCATCGTCTCCGACATCGCCGCCGCGCCCGGCAAGGCGTTGAGCAACACCCATACGGTCGAGGAAATCCTGGCGCTGCGCGCCAAGCAGAAGCGCGACCAGGCGGAATTCGACGCCAACACCGCCGCCGGCAACGCTACAGCTGCTGCCTTAGCCGGCGTCGGGCCGCCGTTGAGCACGCGCGATGTTCAGTTTCAACCGCAAGGGCCGGTTAATCCGGCCGATCCGGTCGACCCCAATGCCGTGAAGCTCGGCGACCAGATGGTGCTGCCATCATATGCGTCGACCGAGCAGTACATCGACCCGAAGGTGGCCGAACGGTACAAGCGCGAGCTGCCGATGTTTCAGGGTATCGCCAAGGCGGAAGCCTACAAGAATCCAGGCGGCGTTCCCGGCATCTATTCCAGGGCTTCTATCGGCCTGGGTGGCGCCCCGACCGATCCGGCCGAGATGCAGCGGCTGTCCGGCATCACCACCGGCACGGTCACGCCACTCAAGGGCGAGCCCTACGTCGCCGTGTCACCGGACGGCAAGACCCAAATGGTCCTCGGCATGTCCCCGGATGGCGGTGTCCACGACATGCAAGGCCGGCTCATGAAAGACATCGCGCCACAAGGCACCGTCCCTGTGCAGGCCAGTAACGTAAATGTCGGGGCTAAGCCGCACTCGATATTCGAGAACGAAGGCACTCGAATGGCGGCGATCACGGACGCCAACAATGCCGTCCTCGCTGGCAAGCCGCCCAATCCAGCAGACACCCGTAACATATCGATCGCGATCCGCCAGCAGTACCCGGAGATCAATAAGCTGATGCCCGACGCCGTCGGCAACACCACGGAATTCCGCAACTACGTCGAGAGGGAAGCACCGCCAGAAATGCAGCCGATCCTGCGGCACATCTACAATACGCTGCCGGAATTCAAACAGCCGCAGGCGGCGGCCGCGGTGCCGGGCGCTGATCCGTCGACTGCGGGCGCCGTGGTGCAGCAGGCGACCCCGACCCTGCCGGGGATGCGGCCGGCCACCGGCCCGCAGCCGAACATCCTCGTCAATCAGCCGGCCAGTCAGTACCAGAATCATCTGGGCTTTGCGGTTCAGCGCGCCGACACCGAGCGCCAGCACATCGTGTCGATGATCTTCAACGGCCAGCCAATACCGCCGTCGGGGATGCTGCCGAAGGATGCCTACCTGCCGGACTGGAAGGCGGCGCTGATCGCCGAGAACCACCCCGATGGGCTCATCAGCAGACAGCTGATGAACGCGGTCGACCCCAAAGCGCAGGAATATTACGCCGCGGCCAAAGCCTGGATCGAGCCGGTGCTGCGGCTGGCCTCGGGCGCCGCGATCCGAACCGAAGAATACAAAGACTACATGTACATGTTCATCCCGATGACCGGCGACAGTCAGCAGCTGGTCGCGCAGAAGCTCAACCGCATGCGGGAATGGCAAGAAGCGACCGGCGGCAACGCCACCGCCAACCAGGCCACCGCCACCTTGATTGCCAAGGCTAATGCGAACAAAGACCCTGAGATGGCCCGCCTGGCCAGCATGATGCAGATCAGGGCCAGGGAAGCCAAAACCGCCGACATCCCGGCAACCCAATTGCCGGCGGTCGCGCCAAAGGCGCCGGGTGCTCCGGGTGCTACAGGTGCCAACGTACCGAACCCAGCCGCGGTGCAATCGCTCATGAACACGATCCGGGGCAGCGGTGGCGGTGCAGAAACAGGAGGACTGTAAATGGCCGAGCAGCCTCCGTTGTCGCGCGAAGAACTGACCAACTACCTGGGGAAGGCCACCCCGGGTTCGCAGGAATATGTCACCGCCAAACAGCTGCTCGACGCCATGCCGCCGGCGCCCGGTACGCCTGGCGCCCCGTCGCCGCCAACCTACAGCAGCGAGACTGGCATCAAGCCGTTTGGGCCGCCGGACATCAACTACCAGGCGCCGGTCGCAGACGTCCGCAGTTCGCTGGCACCGCTGCCGGAAGCCGATCGCACCGCCGGTCTGAACAAGTGGGCCGACATCCAGGAGCAGCAGCAGAACGCCCAAGGTGGGCCACTGCGTAAGCTCGGCGATATCACCCGCAGTATTGTTCAGGGCACTCCGGCCGGCAACTGGCCCGATCGCGCCAACGCCTACGTCAGCTCCAAGCTGCCGGAATCCTATGGCGGCCGACCCTACGATGAGGCGCTGGCCCTGCAGCAGGCGCGCAACCGCCGCAACCTGGCAGAGCACCCGGCCGAGACGCCGATACTCAACACCGTCGGTGCTGTCGCCACCGCGCCGCTCACCGCGCTGCGCGGCCTCGGCATTGGCTCGCT